TCACGCAACCCGCGTTTTCTTTTGGTGGGGGATTTTTCGACCGATCTTGCCAATTGCCCCACGCAGCGAGTTTGTGGCGAGATGGGCATAGCGCTTTGTGCTTTGCGCTGATCGATGCCCCAGGACCGCGCCCACGGTATACAGGTCCACGTCCGCATTGATCATGGCGCTGGCGGCGCTATGGCCTAGGTCGTGGAACCGCAGATGCCCAAGGCCCACCGCGCGCGCTGCCGCCTTGAATTCTTTGGACATGGAAAAGCCGTTGCGCAGGGCGACCCGGGCGGCAGCCGCAATCTTTGGGTGGATCGGGATGTGCCGCGGGGAATCGTTCTTCGTGTCCGTCAGCTTGAAAAGCCCAACCTCGCGCGTGGCCCGGATGATCTCTGCCATTCTCATGCCGCTGTAGAACGCGATGCGGATTGCCGCCCTGGACGGTCGACACCGGCAGGCGCGCGCGATAGCCAGCATCTGGACGCGGCTGGCGAATTCCTGGCGCTCGTTGCGTACCGTCGGGACGATTACGCGCTCTGCGGGGTCGTGTTCGCACATCCGGTGGTGCTTCCAGCCATATCTGCATGCGCTGGTCAGGTAGCGAATGCGGTTGCGCACGGTGGCCGGCGCCAAGGGATCGCCGTTCGCCTTCTTCGCCTTGGCGGCGTAGAACTTGCAGGCTTTGACGTCACCCCCGTTTCGCAGCAGTTGAAAACTAGAATTCGGTCGGCTCAGGCAGGCTGACCTGCTGTGTTTTGGCGTATTCACTCGGGGTCAGCATGCCGAGCGAGCCATGGGGTCGGTGGTCATTGTAATCAGCACGCCATGCTTCAATGACCGTCTTCGCATGCTCAAGCGATAGGAATTCATGCGCGTTCAGGCACTCATCCCGTAGCCGGCCGTTAAACGACTCGCAAAGGCCGTTATCTGTGGGTTTGCCCGGCCGAGTGAAGTCCAACAACACTTTGTTCTCCCAAGCCCATAAATCCAGTGCTTTGGACGTGAATTCTGTTCCATGGTCGACGGTGATACTGGCCGGCAAAGCAACCCTCTTGGCGACTCGATCAAGCGCCTGAACCACGCTGTCACCGGTTAGCCGAAAACCCACCTCCAACACGGGACTCTCACGACTCCAGTTATCCACGACGGTCAGCACCCGAAACGCTCGCCCGTCAGCTAATTGATCATGCACGAAATCCATGCTCCAGCGCTGCCCAGCACCTGTTGGTTGCGGTGCGGGCCCCCGATGCAGACTCAACCGCTTATTGCGGCGGACGCGCATCCGAACCTGCAGCCCTTCCAAGCGGTACAGGCGATGGACTCGCTTGAGATTGACCTGCCAACCTTCTCGGCGCAAAAGGATATGAATCCGCTCATAACCAAATCTCGGTCTGCTCATCGCGATGTCTCGAATGCGCATTCGCAATGCCGACTGATCTCGCGCGCTGCTTTTGCGATACCAACTGCCGCTGGAAAATTGACCCGGCCGACACGCCCTCTGGACACTTACCTGATGCACGTCCAGAATCCATTGAACCACCTCCCGGCGGCGTGTCGGCGTCAGACCTTTTTTCGGATCACGTCCTGCAGAATATGCTTGTCCAAAGTCAGGTCGGCCACAACCCGCTTGAGCCTCGCGTTTTCCTCTTCAAGCTGGCGCAGCCGACGAATCTCGCTAGCCGCAAGATCGCCGTACTTCTTCCTCCAGTTGTAGAACGTCGCCTCTGATATCCCCAATCCGCGGCAGACATCCGATACAGGCGTACCGGCTTCTGCTTGGCGCAGTGCGTATGTCACTTGCGCCTCGGTATAGCGTGACTTCTTCATCGCGTCCTGCTCCTTCTTCAAAAAGAGCCTGAAGCGACCTTACTCTAGTTTTGAGATACCCACGTTTTTTGGGAGAACGTCACACGCGGGTGCAATTCCGGCCGGAGGTGTTGAGATCTCGGACGTAGATTTCAAGAGATCGGTCGTGGAGTCGGATGGGGTGTGGGCGCTGGGGGAAAAGGGTGGGCTGGAGAAAAAACCTCAAGCCCCGCGGTCCCTTCAGGAGGCCAAGGTACAGAAAATTTATGATATTGACCTGGCCTTTGAACAAGAAGCCGCGATCCTCATTTCCGGATACCCATCTTCCGAGCGGCTCACGTGGCCCGCCCAGCAAGCCGAAGCGCTCGCGTGGAAGGCGGACCCCGCCGCCTCTACTCCGTACCTGGATAGCTTGGCCGCGGCGCGTGGGATAGATGCTGCGGATATGCGGAAAAGGACGCTGGATCAAATAGAGTTGTTTATGACTGCCAGCGGTCCGATGCTGGGCAAACGGCAGCGTCTCAGGGACGAAGTCAACCAAGCTAAGAGCGTTGAGGAATTGAACGCGATTACTTGGTAGAGCAGGCAGGTCATACGCCGGCAAATCCTGTCGGGAACTGATATTTCATATTCCCCTCGAAAGCTGCCTCGTCCTCCTCCTCGGCTAGAGTGGAAGTTGGGCGCAGACGCCCACGGAAATAAATCCTCGCCAAATCGGGAGCCACGGTCAGGTCATGGTCGCCCGATAGGAAGGGAAACGGTCCAGGAGATGGATTCGACGATGGAGAGAAAAATGTCAGGCCGTCAGGGAACTGAGTCAAGAAGCGGCGCTGCTTCCACCAGTCCGCCAATCCACAAGACCGGCGTTCATAGTAGGCATCGTCTACAAGGACGTGAATGGCACCGGGAGATGCATCGCGGTGGCTGAAAATCTGGAACACTGATTTCCCGGTCTTGTCGCTGCGCACCACATATTCCACTGCGATATCTGGGTACAGGATGCTGAGCATCCGCCATGTCTGGTAGCTCAGGATGCCGCTCCCCCAGAGCGAAGCCTTTGTGGCGCCTTTGAGATAGCAGTTCAGAGCTATTTCAGAAGCGAAGTCCGCGATCGCCAGGGCTTGATCATGGCGAGCATTCGCGCTTTCGGAGTAACGGACGAAAGCGCCCATTCGCGCATTCTGGGCGTGGCGTCGTACTGATGAGACGAGATTCTCGCCTTTCGCCAGCCAGAACCCGAGCATGGTTCCCAGACGCATCATCTTCAGAATTGTGGCCCCCTGGTCGTTTATCCAGTGGACTATTTCGGCGATGGATTTGTTTGCGAAGCCGTCAGCGCCAGGCACACCAGATCCGTTTGTCAGGAACGTCAAGTACAGAGCCCCGTCGTCCCGCAGTGAGGCTAGACAGTTTTGAAGGAAGGATTCAAAGGGGGCATCAAAATGGGAGGCGAAGGCGAACGCACTGTTGTTACGCACGGCTATTACGCTGAAGCCGTCTTGCGGGTAACACCAATGGAACATATTAGCCAAGCCTGGCGTCAGGGCGTTTGATAGCCACTGATGATCTGAAAATGATGACGGGCGAAGGTCTGTTCCTATAGCTTCGGTGGCGCCCGCACGAAGCAGGGCACGAGTCAGAAAGCCGGTGTCGCACCCAATGTCGAGGACTGGATACTTGTCTATAGGCAATCCGAAGCCGCGGGTGATGGCTGAGAAATACTCGGCATTCAGCAGTTCGAGGCGATCGTGATGCTCTGATTCTGTATCGGCGTTGCCTGCTAGTTTCGGCTCCTCCTGTCGAGTTCCCAACACGATCTCGGCGCCATGCCCTATGAGTTCGTAGTAGGTAGGGAAGACAGGGGTCGGGAATGGCTTGTCAAGCAGCAGATATGGTGCGGCGCACGCGAGCTTTGCCTTGATATCGCCCCAAGTTGTTTCTGGGGGCCGCGTGTGGAGGCTCAACTCATGGACCATGTGTGCGCCGTCTGCAAGAATGACGGCTGGTTGTCCCTCCACGTCGAACAGCGTTCCGACCGGATGAGTTGAATCGACCTTGTTGCCCAGCGCACTAATGGTGATTCGAAACCCAAGCACATATGCAGTAAATGGCGCCTCCTGGGCTCCATCGATCACACAGCCTGTTTCCTTTGAGATCCGATAGTGGTCTTCAAAGAGTTGTTCAAGGTTCGGGATGAGTATCGGCACACCCTTGAATATAGGGAAGCTGTTCCCGGACTGATCGACCAGCGCATTGCCGTCTTGGCGCAATTGGGAGCCGTCAATGGGTGAGCGGAAATGCCGGATGAATTTGTCGCCTTGAACCACTTTTGCCTCTTTTCTTAAATTGGGGCTATCTCGTTGCGGGATCATACCCGATTGCTTACTAACCGCTGAAGCGGCTTTTTTTTCGTCTATAGGGGACGCGATTGAACATCCAAGACTTCGACGCCCTAGCGGCAAAGTTTGCCGGCGTGCTTGGCGCGGCGGTGTCCATGCGATACCTGCAAGGGTCCTGGCCCGCGCGTCTCAGCATGGCCGTCAGCGGGTCGCCGGTGGCCTATTACGCATCGCCCTACCTCTCGTCGCTACTGGGCATCCCGGAAGGGCTGGCGGGCTTTCTGACGGGCATGTTCGGCATGGCCATCGTCTCGCGCGGTTGGGAGGCGGTACAGGCGGCGCCCATCGGCGCGCTGTGGCAGGCCGTAATTGACCGTGTGCGCGGAAAAGGAGCCTGACATGGACACCAAGATCTATATCACTTTGTGGGCGGTCATGGCGTTTGTGTGCTGGCTGGTGGTCGCCGGCGGCGCGGTGCTGGCGGTGTTCTCCAAATCGATCAACGACACGACGCTGGAGCGCGTGGGCCTGGCCGCCGTCTGCCTGACGGCCACCGGCGCGGCCTGCCGCATCTTTGTGGCCAGCTGGGCCAGCGCAGGCGATGCGGCGCTCGCGGCTTCGGCCGCTTTCTATGTGGCCGCCGTGACGGTCAAGCACATCAGGGCGCCCAAGCCATGACCCTATCCGAGATCATCAAGACGGGTATCGACCCGGCGCTGGCGTTGCTGCCCGCCAAGATGGACACGCCGGCCGCGCGCGTGATGCTGCTGGCGATCGGGTTGCAGGAAAGCCGGTTCGAACATCGCCGCCAACTTGTGGGCAACCCGCCACGCCCAACCGGCCCGGCCAAGAGTTTCTGGCAGGCAGAGCAGGGCGGGGGCATGGTGCATGGCGTCCGCCTGCTCACCGCCACCAGCGCGGCCGCCGCGGCTCTGTATCAAGCGCGCGGCGTTCCGGTTCGTGATGCGGCTATCTGGGATGCAATCGAGAACGACGATGTTCTGGCCGCTGGCCTGGCGCGTCTGCTTCTATGGAGCGATCCCGGCCGCCTGCCGGCGCTGGGTGACGCGGATGCCGCCTGGGCGCTGTACCTGCGCACCTGGCACCCTGGCAAGCCGCACCCGCAGACTTGGCCGGATCTTTACCGCCAAGCCGTGGCCGAGGTGGTGCCATGAGCGCGCTATCCAGGGTGGTCAGCCTCGCCGGATGGAAGGGGTACGCGGCTGCGGCTCTGGCTGGGGTGATTGTGCTGGCCGGTGCGGCTGCGTCGGTCCTTTGGTATGGCGCATCTGAGCGGCGCGCTGGCCGTGCCGAATGCCAGGAAGCCCACCGCGTCGCCGGCCTGGAGGAATTCAAGACCGAAGCCGAGCGTCTGACCGGCCTGTCGCAGAGCCTGGCCGACACCGCCAACAAGCTGGCCACCGCCGAGCCCAAGGTAATCGAGAGGTACACCCGTGAAATCGTTCAGCGCCCTTTGCCTGCTGACTGCGTGCGCGACCCTGGCCGGGTGCGCGCAACCAATGACACCACCGACGCGGCCAACGCTGCCCGTCAATCTCAGCGCGCCGTGCCCGCCAGTCCCGCGCGTTGATTCGTCGTCGTGGGATGACCTGGCGCTGGCACACGGTGCGCTGGCGTTCCAGTACGCCGAGTGCGCCGCCCGGCACCAGGTGGTGGTAGATGCCTGGGCCAAGCCCTAGACCTTCTCCGCGCGCTTGGCCGCCCAAAACCAATGACTGTGCTTGGCGCGTTTCAGCTTCTGCTTGCGGAAGGTGATGCGCACTGCGCCGAGGTGGCCGGCCTCTATCTCCGCGTGGTAATCGCGGTCCTCGGCGGTGCCGGCCGGCGGCAGCGTTTGGGATGCCTGGGCGATGAATTGCCCGGGGACCTGGGCTAGGATTCCGTTGTCGGTCATGGTCGGAAAAATACTGGATGGTTCCACAGTATATGGGGCCAAAACAGATGGGGGATTTTTTGCCACACAGAGGGCATTCAGCGGGATCGGCGCATCTGGCGCGCATCCATAAGTCGTTGATCTATATAGGTTCGCGCTTTGTGCGCAATGCGCGCCATCGACTCATAATCCGTTGGTGCCGAGTTCGACTCTCGGGGGCCTACCAAGAAAATCCTGAGAAATCAGGTACGAAACAGCCGCCATTACTGGCGGCTGTTTCGTTTCCGGCGTTTGCGGTGTCCAAAATGCGCCCACTCTTGGCAACGCGTCTTCAGTAGGCGGTGCTTGATCTCTGATCGCGCAGCGGGGCCAGCCCATGAACTTGCGTCAATGGAGAGGGCACGTTCGCTGGCCTGACATCTTGGGCGCATGTACGCCGGGAAGCGCCAGGTAGCCCACGTTTGGAGCGGGCTGCGCGATGCCGGCCTGGGCTAATAGTAAGGCTGCTCATCCTCGGGGAACCGCATGCCGATTTGTTCTTGCAGCGCAGCCTCAGCACAGTATGCGCGGATCATCGCCAGACAAAGTTCTTTGTCTGCGAGCGAGAGCGCTCTGAATTGCTCGAGCGGAAAATTGGGGATAGGCCAGTCGTTCATGCATCGCACTCTACCAAGCGAATCGACCTTTGCGTTGGATATCGGCCCAATCTAAGACCAATTGACTCTCCTATCGGCGGCGCGCCGGGGTATGCCCTTGCGGCTATCGGGGCGCCATTCCTTTTCTAAGCCTCCCAGAGCGGCGAGATCACGTCGGAGTTCCAGGGCTGGCGCTCGCGGATGGTGCGAAGGTCGTCAAGGGTGAGGGGAGCTTTGAACGTCATATTGGAAAATACTGTTTGTATATCCAGTATATTTCATCAAAAACGGGGGCATTCCTCGCTATCCAAACAAGTCTCGCGGCGATGCGGAGACGAGAGGGTATGGCTGTCTTGATATGCCGAGTGCCCGGCAATTCGGCGCGCCAATGGAAGAGCGCCCCAGCTCAAGATGAGTCTGAGGCGCTCCTGCCCGGCTTCGCACGCGATGGGTGTCAGACAGCCCGGCAACTCAAATCTACTGCTGTGAAAATCTATCGGCAATAGGGAAAACCCCAAAAAATTAAAGGGTTACAAGCGTCTTGAATGGGGCGCGACGACGCATCTCCCCGACCCTTTGTCGCCGATGGCGCGAAGGGTTTTTTTGTCGGGCGGCGACGTTCCTCGGCGCGTCAAGGCCGTGGGATCTTTTTGCCCACCTCGGCTTGCGCGAATTGTGGCGGCCAGGTGCCAAGCCGACACTGACGCCTACTTTCAACGCAGCGGAGAGCAGAGATGTGGAGCAGTCGAAAACGGCAGGTGGGCCAAGGGATGACGGAATACATCGCATGGCCTGAGAGCCGCGTAAACAAAGGCTGTAATGATTGATGGCTATTAGATGTCTAAAACTACTTGGCTTTGCGGGTCGGACCCTTCACCAATTTCGGACGCTTGTCACGCAGGTAGATCCTAGTCGTTCTGGTGTCAGAGTGGCCTAGGAGTGCGGTCGGGTCTATGCCTTGAGACTCGGCATCCGTTCCAGACATTGCGCGCAAGTCGTGCAGTGTGACGTCATTAGCGCCAGCGGACACCGCCGCCTCTTTGAACACTCTCCAGACGTTGGACCCTAGGCGGATATTCCCCGCCCGTCCCGCGATCAGATAGCGATTCCGGACACTTTCGGCGATAAGTGAGGCCGCCCGATCTGTGACGGCTCGCAGGTCAGGCGTCCACTCTACGACAAGTCGCTTCCCCGTTTTTTGCTGCTCGAAGTAGATGCCGTCTTCCTGTAGGTGCTTGTGCTCTATTTTGAGGATATCGCCGATGCGCTGTCCCGTCAGGTAGCAAAGTTCCATAACGCACTGGAGCCACGGCGGGCATTTCTCGTAAATCGCGGCGTATTCGGCCGGCGTGATAAGGCGGTCCCTGGACTTCTGAGCGAAGCGCTTTACGCTGACACAGGGGTTAGATTCTATTCGCCCTCGGTCAAGCGCCCACTGAAAGACAAGCTTTAGGACTGTCAACAGGCGGTTGGCCAGTGCCTTGCGGTCTGCGTACCCGTCCATCATTTCGACGACATCCCCGTGACGGACTTGGGCGGGGTAGAAGTCAGCGAAGGATTTCCGAAGTATGGCCGCGCAGTACTCGTACTGCTTGCGAGTCGAGTCCGAGACGTTCTTGGTCAATATCGGCATCGCCTCGTCTATAAGGGCTGGCATCCCGTCGGTGGGCGCAGCTACTATCCTGGCGTATTCGGTCAACGCGCTATGTAGGTCAACCCCAATCTTGCGCCACTTGCCACCCTTAACGTACCAGTACGCGCCGTGCTTCTGGTACACGCACGCGGGGAGGTGTCGGTCCTTGGTTCTTGGTCGCATGGCCTAGTGCTGCCTCCATGGCGGCCCGAAGAACCACGGGGGTTCCATCAGGGCGGATTTTAAAAGGGATAGCCAGGAATTTAAGAGCTTCGATTTGCTTTGCTTTCCTGGCCTTCCCGGTGAGTTCGATCAGTTCCTTTTGGGAAAGCGTGAGCATATGGCCTCCAAAACGAAGCCCGCGCTAGGCGGGCTGTTTCATCCAATTCTTGCGGGTGGTTCTGAGCATCTTCTCAATAACGTCAGCCACTGCGGGTCTTTCCTATTTCTGCTGCTGCTTCCACGATGGCGCGGCGGGTCGCCTCATACGAGTGGTCCGGGTGCACGGAGACATGTTCGGATGAAAAACATTCGCCTTCCCATGTGAACACTTCCGTTTCGTGGTGCTTGATGTTGATGGTCAGCGCTAGCCTCACCGCCAGCCGCAGCGCGTCGCCGTCGTTTACCAAAGGATTCCATGATTCCTCGCTGCGGCTGCCTGGCTCAGATGCTTGCATCAGCCATCCGCTATCCAGCCGGATCCAATGGAATTCCAGGCCGGCAGCCTTCGCCGCCAGTTCCAGCAATTCACGATCTGTCATCTTCCTTCTCCGGATTAGCCTTCACCCACTGTCTCGCCCAGCGCTCCATCAGTACGCCGGTATGCGCCCAGTTATCAGCGTGGCGGTCGATCAGGTGGAAGGCCACGGCGGGGTCGATCTTCGCCCAGTCTTGCGGGTCGCCGAAGTCGATGGCGGGTAGGTCGTTCATGCTTGCTCCGTTGCCATGGCTTCATGCTCAGCGCAGGCCGGGCATCCGTCATGATGGAAATGAAGAGGGTGGTGATGCGGGCAGATGGCTTCACCGCAAGTCCCGCATTCAGCATCGGGGCTGTGGGATAGGAGTTGATCAACGACAGCAGATAGACGCAGCCCATCCCGCGCCATCGCCACCAGCGCATCCCGCTCGGCTCGCGACAGGGTGACCGCTTCGCCATCCGTCTTGCAGTACGTAGGCCGCTGCGCGATGGCTTCGATTTCGTCTCGGGTCATGTTGGCTCCATTTATGAGACATTGCGGCGCCAGATGCGCCATATTTGCGCTGCCAACCTGCCGGACATCGTTGCTACCCGTGCAGGCATAGATGTGATTGCTCGCCCGAGGACAGCGCTTATTCCCGCACACCGGGCACAGCACCATCCGCATATCCCCGAACGACACGGGGCGGCAGGTGGCGCACCAGCACGGCTCAGCCACGTCCGCCTCCGTCCGTGCGGGGTGCTGGGCTGTCAGGGCGGCGCCAGAGTTGATGAGAAGCCCGAACGGATCAGAGCCAACATCCTGGGCGTTACGGCGCTCGCCGGTCCACGGGTTGAACAGCCATGCCGTCTTGCCGTTATGCTCGCGCCATTGGGCCGCATGGCTCGGGTAGGGCTTGCTCCAGCCGCTGGCCGGGTCGAATTTCATCAGATCATTCATCGCTATCTCCTTTCTCGCCCGTCTGTGTAGCTGTCAAGGATTGCTTGACGACTGACGGGGACACGGCGGCGCGGGCATAAGCTTGCATCTGCCCAGCGCCATAAATCGGGCATTCCTCACCCTCCAAGTACAACGTGTCGAACGGCTTAGGTAGCGGCGGCAGCACCACGGTACCGCAAGCACTGGCGCGGCTCTCCGGGGAGGTCGCCCCGACTTCAGCACCACCCTTCGCGCAATCCCCGCCGTCCTTGTCAGCCTGGGCAGTCGCCATCACGATGGGCTGCAAGGTGTAGCTGCCGTCAGCGTGGCGAAGAAAGGTAAAGCCGGCGTACCGTGCTGCGTTGATGATTCCTACCGGCACCGCCTCGCTGGCCTGGGGCGCAGACAAGGCAGCGTTCCAGGCATCCCACGCCAACTCGCGTTCGTAGGCCGTCAAATCGTCGCTGTCGCAATGTTTGGCGAGCCAGTCATCAAAGGTCATAGCCCGCGCCGAAGCGTATTTTCCCAACAACGCATGAGCGAATCGTATGAGGCCGTTCTTGTGTTGGATGGCAAACCCTGCGGCGAGCATTTCAATTTCGTTGTCGCTCGGTTTCATAGCTTGGCCTCGCTATCCGCAATCGCCTTTGACCTTCTGGCGCACTCACATTCGCTGGCCTGGGGCGCGGCATAGACCTGGGTTCCGTGGGGGAGGCCAGCCGCAGCGGGAAGCATGCGGATGCCAACGCGCGGGCCGTTCTCGTCGCGGCCTTCCCCGTGCCGGAATACCTCGCCCACCGGCTCCCGCGCCTCCCCGGCCACACGGTCGGCCTGGGTCGCGGCATGCGCGCGTTCAATGTGGCCACCAACCCAGGCGGATTTCATATCCGGTCCTGGGTCGCCGTCGATCCATTCAGTCTGCGGCAACCCGTGTCCGTCCAGCGCGCGCCAAGCGACCGCCTCCCCGGCTATAGGGGCGCGGTCCACGGGGTTGCGCCAAAGTTGCGCGGCAAGGAACGGATCCTTCGCCAGCCGTTCCACCGAAACGCCTTGAGCCTCTCCGGCTGCAGGGGCGCTATGCGGCCGGGGCTTCGAACTGTTCGGGTACATGGCCCGGTCGAACTGCGCGGCGTGCCATACGGCTTGCCACACGTTGTAGGTCAACCCATCGGCGGCGAACGGACGCAAATCGCTGTCGTAGTAGGCCCGGCAACGTTGTTCGCTGTCGTATGGCTCGGCTACAGGGGCGCTTGCCAGGGCGTCAGGGGCCGCATCGATCAATGCCCGGTAGGCCAAGGTGGATCGCGCCGCGCTTTTTATGTTCGCGTTGAAGGCGTCGTACCACGCTTCCATCATTTTTGGCGTCGGCTTAATCGGCACCAACTTCCAATTTTCCGGCACGGCGCTAGGTGTATTCGCCAGGGCAGCGATTGCTGCGTCGATCCTTCTCAAATGGTACGAGTCACCCCGCCCGATTTCGATGCAGAGCTTCTTGTACTTGCCTAGGAGCGCGGCAGCATCTATCGCCCGCTCATCGCCCGCCTGCACGCCCTCCGCGCGCAGCTTGGACAGCAGGGCGTGAACAGCTTCGTACACGTAGGGTTTCAGGTCGGTCTGTCCGTGCTTGATCGTGAAGCCATGCTCCAGGAATACAGCGCGGATGGTGTCGTTCAGCCCAGGCTGGGCGGCGTTGTTCTCAGTCATGGCTTTCCTTGGTGGTGGGCTGGGCGGCTAGTGCGGCCTTCGTTTCGTGCAGTTCATCAACGGCCCGCTGCAACATACGACCGTAGAAATCGGCCTTGAATTCGGAAACCGCCAGGCGGTCAGCCATGTGCTTTCGTCCAGCGGCATAGCCAGAGGCATAACCGTTCCCATAGACCCGCTCATGGCGGAGTTTCGGTGTCGATTCCATCACGCCTCTCCCTTCTGCTGGGCAATGGCGGCGTCTGCCTTTTCCAACGCCATCCGCGCAAAAGGAGACTTGTCCCCCACGGCGATAACGAAGGCGTGGCGCAAGTCTTGCAGCGCCTGCGTCAGGAGCAGAACATCCAGCGCATCGCCAGCAGCGGGAGCTTGGAAGTCGGCATAGTCGCTGCTGGCCTCCCACTGGCGCTGCACGGATTCCACGTCACCCGACGGACACGTGCGTTCAAGCCAGCGTTCAAATGCAGACTGCTCATCCTCCCCCGTCGCTCCGGTGGGTATAGGGTGCGAGGTAGGGGCGGAAACCGGCTCAAGCGGCCCGGGAGCATCCTGGGAAAGGCCATGGGTGATTTCGTATTCGGTCATTTCAGGCTCCGGGGAAGAAGTATTCGATCGCGCGGCGGCAGATGAAGAAAATGACGATGTAGACAACGCCAAGGCCAGCGATAAAGCCAAGCAGACCCGCACGGATTAGCAGGCGCTCAACGAAGTCATATTCAGGTTCGGGTACGTCGCTGCTATCCATTTCGGATCTCCAGGCAATAGAAGGGCAGCCCCGGACAGACGGCGGGGTACGGGGCTGCAGGGGGAGTTACTTGATGCCCAGACGAACGCCGGGGACAACTTCACACCCGGGGACCTTGTGGCCCTCGGTGATCGCCTTGTAGATGAGGTTCTTGTCCGGCTGGGGTTCTGGCGGCAGAGGGCTGGTCAGGTATTCGCGCGGCAGCAATTCGGGGTGCTTGATTACGACTGAGCCCTTCGCGCCCAGAACGGACACCGTGAAGGTGCCAGCCTGAACCCGCTTCTCGCCAGCAGCCTGCAAACCGTCCAGCAGCATCGACTTCATGCGTTTAACGGCGCTGTCTGCGGACTTGATCAGGTCTTCAAAGCGTTCCTTCTCGCGCTTGTAGGCCTCAATTTCAGCCTCCTTTTCGCGTAGCACGATGCAGTAGGTTTCCACCTTACCGGGGAGATCGCTCTCCGCTTCCAGGGTGTCAGATACTGCATCTTCGTCCAGACCCATTTCGCGCAGCCGGTCAGCTAGGGCGCGGTGCTGCGGGGCGATTTCGTAGAGAGTGGCCATACGTCACCTCAAAAAGGGATGTCCGAGGATTCCGCTCCGGCTTCGGCAAAGGCGCGGTTGCCATCGGCAGTCGAGTTGCCGCCACCAGTGCGCATGGGCTTGTCGCGCAGCGCTTGAACCATTTTGGCCAGCTGGAGAGGCTGGGTCTTGCGGTCCAGGATCTCAGACGCCACCAGTTCCGTGCCTGCTTGAAAGACGCCAGCTAGATTGGGACGCCACTTGCCCGCGTCGTACTCCTCCATCGTGAACAGAAGCCCGATAGGCTTTTCCAGCAGTTCTCCAAACTGCGGAACCTCGATTTCCACTTCGCGTTTCAGGTCGTAGTCGTAGACCTTGCATTTCTTCATCTGCGGGTCGTTCAGTCCACGCAGGCTGAGGCAGGCCATGATTGCATTCAACTGTTTGAAGCCGTAAATGGTCGTGCCGTCTTCCTTCCGGGTGTAGATCGAGAAACGGGCCTTCTGACCGCTGTCAGACACAAAATCGAAGTCGATCCCGAGAGTGCCCGTGTTCTTGGCGACGATGTGCTGGGCGCGGGTGAACTTCCCCTTGTATTTGCCCATCTCGGTGATCCGAGCGCCCGTGTTCTCTGCGCCCTTGGCGGCGTTGGTGTCGAGTGCGTACATGTGTGCTATTTCCTTTGTCGAGTTGGAGTCGTAAGCGCTTTATCCACCGTCCACCCGTACAGGTAGATTCGGCTTTTTGCGGTTGGGTAATGCATGCCTAGTGCCTCGCAGTGTTCCTGCAAGGTGGCGCTCTTTCCTTCGAAGTCGAAGCTCGCCGTATTGCGTTTATTGCGTGCTTGAGTCTTCGAGTCTTGCCACTCACAATTGCCGGGTTTGTAGTCGCCGTCGTTATCGATGCGCCCTAGCGTCGTTCCTTCGGGTCGTTCACCCATGTCGGCCAAGAATGATTCGAAGTTCTTCCACGAGTCATGGACCTTTATCCCTCTGCCGCCATAGTCGGGGTACTTGTGATTTCCCTTGTTCTGGCAGCGGGTGAGCATCGAGGACCAGGACTTGTAGGTGGGCGTTCCGAACTGGCCGTGGCGGGTTTTGTCGGCTGCTGTTGTGGTCACTCGCTTGCAACCGCAACTGGTGGTGTGACCGTTCCGAAGGTTTCCGAGCCGAACTAACGATTCGGATCCGCAGTCGCAGATGCAAACCCAGCGGCTTTGGCTACCAACCGATTCGCCTTTCCTCAACGCAACTAGCATCCCAAACCGGCACCCGCTCAAATCAAGCGATTGCATGGCCCACCTCGTAGAACTCGCAGACCATGCGGTCAATCTCTGCCAGGTCGTTATCAATGAGGGTGTCGGGAAACATCCCAATGGGGCTCTTGCAGCAGTCCTGGCCGTTGGTCTGAGTTGAGAATTGGTAAACGCCGTTGGTGACCTGGGTGCGTAGGACAATGGTGAAATAGCCTTCCGGAACCAGAGTGCTATCAACCATCTTCCCCACCGTTTTCATCCGAACATTGCCGAACTCATCGGTTTGTGTGTGGGCCAGGATGTACACCCGGCGATGCTCGGCCAACTGGCCAGCGGCATTGAATATGTCCCACGCAGCCTTGCCGATGTCTTCGAACTTTTTGTACCCAGTCTCACCGGTGCGGGAAAGTAGCTGATTGACCATGACGGCCTGATAGTCGTCAATCACGACAATTTCGTGTTCCGACAGGCGCATTGCCTTCTCGATGCTTGCCGGGTCATCAGACTGAAAAATGTTGCCGCCGGTTTTGTCCTTTCGGGCTTTCCAGCCCTCAGCCCTGAACGGCAGGGGCTTGCGTAGGCACTGGATCAGTAGGGTCTTCGCTGGGTCCAGATTGCGAAGGGATGTGGACTTTCCGGAACCGGAGTTGCCCAATATTAGGGTTGCTATGCTCATTGATTGCTCCTGATTGCTCGGTTTGGATGATTGCTACTTCTCGTCCGCGCTGGGCGCGTAGGTATTGATCGGGGATGCCTGGGGCGTAGAAGTCTTCGGCTTTCATTGCCGACTCGCGTATTTGGTGCCGCCATCCTTCGCCCAGCGTTCGTTAGAAGCTTGGTCTGCCTGCTGCTGACTTCCCAGCACGCCGACGATGGCGCAGATGAGCGAAAAGATGCCGACGACGGCGTAGGCGTCAACGGCGCGTACAAATTTTGTAAGCGTGGTCATATCACGCATCCCGGGTGAAGTTTTCGTTTTGCTTCGATGTACGCTGCGTGAGCTGCTTCTGGGCTGTCGAACATGCCGAGGTATCGGACTTTACCGACGATCTTGATCTGCGCCTTCCAACGCCCCTTGTATGGGGACGCGCCAAGAAATCCTGACGTATTATCGGAGTTGGCCATGCGCCGATTTTGCATGTTGGTTAGGTGGCTAACATCACGCAGATTACTGATTCGATTATTCGCGCGGTCGCCATCCAGATGATCGATTTCCGAGTTAGGCCACGCCCCCGTTGCCAGCAACCAAGCCAGTCGGTGAGCTAGGAAACGTCGACCTAGAACCGAAACCATCACGTAGCCATTACTGTATTGGCATCCAGCGACGTTTCCGGCCCGCACTGTCCCCCTGCAGTTCACGCGCCACCGCAGCACGCCTGTTGCCGGGTCATAGGCCAGCAGCGCGCTTATTTCGTCGAAACTCGGCAGAGTCTTCATAGGAAGGTTTCTCCTTAAGGAACCCATTCCGGCCAGAAGCCGCGAACGTAGTTCTTCGTTAGATAGTCGGCAACGTGGCCTATAGCCAGCGTCATCTGGTCGCGGCATTCAGGTCCGAGGATTCCGGACGCTGCCAATTCAAGGATCTTCTCCGGCTGGTCAGCTTTTCCAGCGATGAATGCCAGCATCCGCGCATCCTCGTCCGGGAATTCCTGCTCGAAGGCTTCGATCACCGCCTGACGATGGGCAAACAGATCCGCCTCGATACCCCGGGCGACCTCTGCGTACTTCATCGCGTAAATCTCGGCGGGCGGATCGAAGGTGAATCTAGGTCGATTCCCCATTGCTGTTCTCCGGGATGAGGGCGACTTGCTTAAGCGCCTCGTAGATGACGAAGTGCGCTCCGAACGCCTCGTTCATCTTCTGGTGACAGGCGTATTCGTCTGTACCGAAGCGTCCGCCCTTGGCTTTCGACTCCCAGCCCAGGGCCTCATTGCGGCGGCCATATTCAATGGCCTGGCAGTATTTGCGATCAGCAAAATCTCGGAGTGACTTTGCTTGCGCCGCCAGAGCCTGGCGTACAGCTTCCTCGGCGTAGATGGGCAAGGCATGACACAACGCTGCGTAGACTGCGGGCTTCAGATCGTTAAGGACGGAGCCTGGAAGGCCTCGGGGTAAGGCGTCGATGAGCCTCCAGCAGGCATCGTTTACAACGACGCTTTGTAGGCTGGGAAGCGGCGGCAGATTGGGCTTGCTCATGGGCGTTCCTTGGTGGAGTCCTTCGGAAACCCGTCGGCGTAGTAAGAGACCAGCGTCCGCCAGTCCTGCTTGGCCTGATGACGGGTGCTGTAGTAGGTGTTCCGCAGGGCGATCTTCAGCGAGCCGCCCAAGTCCGCCAGGAAGCACCACAGCAGCCAAAGCGGGAGAAAGACCGGCATAACCAACGCGCCAAGCAGGTACAGCGCTTTGCTCTTCATGGTGGTTCCTATGTAGGGGTGCAGTCTTCCGGCCAGATCCTCACGGCCAACCACACACCACGCTTTGTGCGCACGCTGCGGTATGGTGTGGAGGGCTTGAAGGGTGGGGGAAGACTGCGGTAAGTCGTAGACGCTCAGGGCGGCGAACCCCCAGCCTTGGGTAAGGCTGACGTATGGCGTTAGGTGGGATTGGGATTCGCCGGCCTGAGCGACCGAGGGGGGGCGCCGCGTTTCGTGCGGCTACGGCTGCTATGCAGCACCAGGGGGGGAATCAGGGGCTACTCGGCTCGGCGGCCAACTACCGCGCCAATAGCCATCGCTTCGAACTTGCTGGCGTGTTCTGGGGACACTTGGCCGAAGAACTTGTCTCGCTTGTCGTGCCCCGAGTCGCTATCTTTGAAGGTCATGCCAACCCTTACCGTGATCCCTTCAACAGAAGTGACCGCGATGACCTGCGGTTCGCCTTCTTCGTTGCTGTCGGCGTAGTACAGAACCTGCCGCCCGGTGTCCGTGCGGACAATTTTCGCGAAATCGTCTTCGTGGCTTTGATGGACAGTGAGTCCCATCTCTTCTCCTTTGCCCCTCGGGCTTATCAACGGGATGGGGGGTTAGCCGATCAGGGCTTCGAATATCTTCTTGCGCTCCCAAGACGATTCCAGTTTCTTGGTGATCGTTTCTTGTAGGGAAGCATTCAGGGCCTGGACCATCGTCTGTGCCATCACAGGCGCGGCGGTGATCAGACCATCCTTGGATTCGGTCAGCGCCATCAAGACTTCTGGGATCAAGTTCTCCTTGACCCACTCGGTGACTTGAGTGTTAACCGCAACGGATGCTGTATGGATCGCTTCACGCACTAGGCGATCTTCGATTTCACGACGTAGCCCGCGCAGCACATCCGGCATTGCATCGTTGACGGCCTGCTGAATTTGTTCTTGACTGAGCATTGCTCGTTCTCCTTGTTAATCGGTATGAATCCTGAAAGAAGCGGGCCGATCAATCAGCTTCAGAAAGGCTCGTCAGCTTCCGAAGGTTCACGCTCTTTGAGTTGCGCGTGCGCCGCTTCGAGTTGGTACTTGACGCTTTGCAGCTCCGAACGCAGGCGGTCGATTTCTTCTTGCTTCTTGGCGATCGCCTTCTTGTTGCTGACGAAAACTTCCGGAGCAGCAATCACGAAATCATCGCTCACCACTGCGGAGCTTGCCTTGATCAGCAGTTCGCCTGCGTCGTCGGATTCGGCGTCGAACTTGTCGCCAAGGATGATGCTCATTTCAGGCTTGACGACACCGATCTCGCGCCATCCTTTGTTGATGAAGGTGGCGTTGTTTTCCAGCATTGCTGCCAACGCAGGAAGCGACTTGTCAGACCCTTCGTGCGGGATGTGGATGGCGATATGAGTTGCGTTTTTGGTCTCGATAACTGCGAACATTTGCTTCTCCCTGTTTGCTCACGGCTTGTGAGATTTCATTCGTAAGCCCGCTCTAGGAACGGGCTGGCGGATGAATTCCGGAGCAGCGCGCTACCTGGCTGTTCCCTAGCAACTGTTCGATAAATTCAAACAGTTGCGTCGGCTCCAAGCTGCGCGCTGCTTCTTCAATCTCAGCCGACCTTGGCGACGCTGAAATCAGCTTCTTCCAAGTAGTAGTACGTCTTGTCGTGGCGGTTGTATTCGCACTTCAACGTGCCGACGTACTTCACGCCATCCACCATGAATTCTTGGTCGTACACTTCGGCGCCGCAGTTGTAGGAGCCTTCGCAATCCTCATGGGCACGACCGCGCAGCATCTCTTCGACTTCGCCTTCGGCGTCTTCCAGCGTGGCGAAGACGTTGTTTTCTGCTTTCTGCGTCCAGAGCAGTAGAGCTGCCTCTGCGTCCTGCAATGCGCGCTTGGCGCCAGCAATGTCCTGCTCGAGCTTTTCTTTCATCGGTATCTCCAGGTTCATGAAAATGCCTGAGCCGGGAGGGCTGGCATTCAGATAAATCTGGTCTGCATCGCCCCTGACGGTTCCAGTTCGCAATACAGACTCGCGGCTCTGTCGGCTCAGGGGTTCTCCGCTAACTACCCCTTCATCGCGTCCACCCAATTCCAGCTTGGGCTAGGCATTCCTCTTTCGACTTCACCCTCGGATCTGGCTAACCAGGTACGTCAGGTCACGCATGGGCTTGCGGTACTTCTCTGCATCCGACCCGTTACTTGCTGGCCTGCGGCCTAAGCGGTGTGAGTGCATGGGAGAACAATAGCATCCGCTATCGCATTGGGTCAATAGCATTTGCTAAGATTTTTCCGTTGGACGTAAAAAAGCCGCCCGGAGGCGGCAATTCAGCGGCTTAAAGCTTATCTACTGATGCACTGCACGTTGTTCCCGTAGCGGTTGCAAGTGGTCTGGATGGTCTGCTGAGTCGGCAAAAGGTACGGCTGTATTTGGACCGGCTGAACTCGCATAAGAGGCGCCATGATCGCCATGTTCTGAGACTGCTGTGCGGCGATTGCCGCATTTGCAGCTTGTTGGCGCTGGTCGATAGCGGCGTAGCTTGCCTCGGCTTCGGCGCCGAGCCTGGAGGCCGCCGTATTGAATTGACCAATGGTGATCTGATCCTGATAAAGCCCGGCGCGAAGGATTTTCATATCAGCCCGCATCTTCCCGTAGACAGATGAAGCCCCATTGGCAGCATACCTTGCGAGATGGGCCTGTTGCTGGTCATAGCAAGAATCAAACACCTCATACCAGACAGCAAGCGCCGCTTTTTGCTGTGCATCAAGGTGGTTCGCGTCCGACAGCTGCGGAAGGCTGGCGCTCATAGGCCGTGGAGGCATCACGGCATGAAGAGGGGCTAGCCGAACATCTTGCTGGGCTGCGCTACAGGTCTGCTCGACAGACGCGGCATCGCGCTCCGCTTGCATTTGCTGATGGTTAGCGCATCCCGCAAGAAGAGCCAGCGTTATGGCCTGACAAGATAATCGCACAATCATCTCGGGTCCTTTTCACTTGGGGTGAACAATTCAAGCGTAATGACGTTTCCGTCTGCGGTCCAATTATGCGGCCTCTTCGTCAGAGGCGCTTCGCTTGCTGGAAGATGTCCCTAAATATGCCGCAACTTGTGCGGCAACCCACTCCTCGATGCCCTTACGTTGTGCATCCGTAAGCTTGGCCCATTCCGCTGGGGGAATTGAGGAAAATGGCCATCCGGTCGGTAGAGGCGACGAATCAGGAGGTAGGTCCAGGGTCCCGCTTGAGAGGCCTATCTTACTTTCCATGTTGCGCGCGGCACGCTCACCAAAGCTACGGTGCCCATTTATTAATTGGGATACGTAGGTCGGGTCGATCTTCTCGTGTTGACGTGCGAAAGCGGCGATGCTGCCCGCTTTTGTCACGAGCGCTCGTAGGTTCGCAACGCGGTGGGTTCTCTCTTCCATAGCACCGGCATTCTGCGCAGCCCCATAGCAATCGGGAATTGACATCTGCTATTGTCCTTTCCGATAGCACATGCTATCGTCGCGCTCATGAACCTTACCGATTACCTCACCAGCGGGAAGAAAAGCGCGGCCGAATTGGCGCGCGACCTCGGCGTAGCCCCGGCGCTGATCTATCAGTGGCGTACTGGGCTGCGGTCTGTGCCGCCCGAACGCTGCGTGGAAATTGACCGGGCAACTGGTGGCGCCGTTACTCGCCGCGACCTGCGCCCCGATGACTGGCAGCGCATCTGGCCCGAGCTGGCCGACCCCGCGCCGCGGCAGGAGGCCAGCCATGCGTGAGATCAATGACCGCCAGAAGGCCCAGTTTGAGGCGATGCAAGCGGAAGTGGCCCGCATCCAGACAACTATTGCTCCGCGATTCTCGAGACGTTTTCGGCGAGTCGGTCTAAGTGCCGTTCTATTGCTAGCCGCATTTCTTCTCGCATCGTTGACGGGAGCATGGCTGCTTTCGCGATATTGGCCCGAGACGCGAACTCTTGCGCAAGTCTGTTTCGATGCTCTTCGGGGAGCGTCCCTATGAGAGTTTCCAACAAGATTTCCACAGCATGCAGTCGCGCTGAATCTTCCATGGCCGGTTCCTTTCCATCTGTTGCGTGTGAGAGCCAACAGTGTAAGGGGGAGGGACTGGCCGCCCATTCAGTGGAAAACCCCAACAGCCATATCCCGGTTCATACGGGCCTCGTCCTGCTCGCAGCAGAGCCTACGAAAGATGTCCATCACGGCGCTTTCGGTCGGTTCTTCGAAGGCGCGCAGGGCGATGTCTTGAGCTTGGGTCAGCAGGGTTTCGGTTTCAGTCATTTCTCGTTCTTTGTGGAGTTGCGGAGTGATTCCAGTGTGGCCGGTCCGGCCCGCAACCGCACTCAAGCGTTATTGCAGAAGGTTGTATCCCAATGAACTCACCCATTCCCATCCGCATTGACATGCAAAAGCCCTCAATGGAACGCGAATTCCGCCAAGCCTTGACCGACCCCCGCACTAAGGCGGTGGTCCGCGATGCCCTTGGTTGGGATGAAAGCCAGGTAAGCCGCTTTCTGTCTGGTGGCATGGGTATCACGATCGACAAGATCGACGCGGCTATCGGCGCCCTGGGCGCTGTGGTGACCAGTCCCGCATACATGGACTTCCTGGCTTACGGCGCCAAGATCGGCGCGAACTGCCACTGTGCACGCGCCGGAATGGGCGAGTGCGGAAGACACTGACATGAACAAGCCGCGCATCCGTGTCACCCCCGCCACGCGTCAGATGCTGATCCAAGCAATCCTGAACGCGCCTGATGGTCACTACGTGGCTATCCAGGAGCCGAACCGCAGCCTGAACCAGAACGCCAAGCTGCATGCCATGTGTGCGGATATCGCGGCGCAGATGACCTGGATGAACCGCAAGCTTGGCGTTGAAGACTGGAAACGCCTGCTGGTTGATTCCTGGATGCGCGAGACAGACCGTATGCAGCTGGTGCCGTCTTTGGATGGCAAGGGCGTTGTATCCCTTGGCCAACAGACCCGCACCATCGGCGTCAAGGACATGGCCGAACTGATTGAAAGCATCCTGGCCTTCGGCGCCATGAATAACGTTCAGTGGACCGACGAGCCACATATTCCGGGGTGGGTGAAATGAACTTCTTCAAGATCAAGCGCCTGCGCTCCGAGAAACACCGCCGCAATGTGGCGTCCCTGGATTGCGTCGTGTGCGGTGCTGGTGCCCCTTCCCAATGTGCCCACGCCAATTTCGGTAAGGGCCTGGCGTTGAAGGCATGCGACTCCCAGACGTTTGCAGCTTGCCCACGTTGCCACCGCATGCATGACAGCAGCGGCATCAACAAGGAAGCGCGCCGCAAGCTGGAAGTGCAGTACGTCGACCGTACGCGCGCTGAATTGATTTCTCGCGGCCTGTGGCCTGCCTCTGTCGAGGAAGCCTACAAGGTCGCCTATGAGCCGATGAAGAGAGCCGCAGCATGAACTTCTACAAGCACTACATCGGCGACTTCCAGCGCGATACGGGGCACCTGTCGCTGACGGAGCGCGGGGCTTATTTGGCCTTAATACACCACTATTACGCGACCGAATTGCCGTTGCCGAATGACCATGGCGCGCTGTGCCGCATTGCTGGCGCGTTCACCAAGGCAGAGCAGGACGCAGTGAAGTCCGTTACCAGGTTCTTCATCGTCGTTGAATCTGGCCTGATGCACAGCCGGATCGAGGCGGAGCTTGAAAAGGCAGGCAAGCAGGCAGACACGAATCGTCGTATCGCTCAAGAACGAGAAGCCAAACGCAAAGAGGCTAGAACGTTCAACGAACAGAGCACGAATCGTGCTACGGGTCGTGAAACGGTTGGTTCAACGAACGATCAACCTAACCAGACACCAGACACCAATAAAGAAAAACATATGTCGGCTGACGCCGACCTGCCGACCCGATTTTCGGAGTTTTGGGAAAACTGGCCTGGGTCACAACGCAAGGTGGCAAAGGCTGAATGCCAGAAGCGCTGGAAGGCCAGGAGACTGGATTCCGTTGCAGACCAGATTTTAGGGCACGTCGCCGCCATGCGACAGACGAAGCAATGGCAAGACGGCTTCGAACCTGCCCCCCTGACGTACCTGAACCAGAAGCGCTGGGAAGACGGCATTCAAGCCGACCTTGGCCCTGGTGAACAACCCTGGGAGGGCGCGCTGTGATCGGCCACGAAACCCTGATAGCCCTGCGGATGAAGGGCTACAAGCCGAGTTCGGTGTTCGTCAGCATCCTTCGTGGAAACCCTGACTACACCGTGTTCACCCACCCCGACATGGTCATGTCCCTGGGTGGGCAACCGGAGATTGACCTAGGGCCTGACGACTCGCCCAGGACTGCCGACTTTCGGTGCGTGGTGGGCCTGGCAGTGCACCTGGTCGGTGAAGACGAAACCCGTGTCTTGTCGGTTGCAGACAGGGTTATCCAGTTCCGCCCGCTTTGGCTTCTGGCGTCGGGGTTCAGCGATGAATACCTGTACCGCTGGACGCCCGCTGACGGTATGAAACGCGTGGAGGCGCAATGAACAACGTGATCCAGATGATCACCCCGGAGACGTTCGATTTCCGGGCGTACATGGTGGAGTCCGAACCGAAGGCGAAGGTCATCTCTGCCGACGTGTGGACTGAAGACCTGGTCGAGTCCATCCGGGGCGGCCATGCTGTGACCGGCGCCAGACTCCCCTGGGCGAAGACACATGACCATCTCCGGTTTCGTCCGGGTGAGGTCACAGTCTGGCAGGGGGTGAACGGGCACGGCAAAAGCCAGTTGCTCGGCATGGCATGCATAGCATTTGCTGCGCAGGGGGAACGCATCTGCATAGCGAGTTTTGAAATGAAGCCGCTGTCGACCCTGAAACGCATGCTGCGCCAGGTGTCGATGAACGAGAAGCCCAGCGAGGCGATGGCGCGGACCTTTGGGGAATGGACCAAGGGCAAGGTGTGGCTCTACGACCAGCAGGGCACGGTCAAGCCGGAGATGATCTACGCGGTCATCCGGTATTGCTCTGCCGAACTGGGCATTAAGCACATCGTCATCGACAGCCTGATGAAGTGCGTTCGCGGCGAGGACGACTACAACGCGCAGAAGGATTTCGTGGACATGCTCACATCCCTAGCCCGGGATCATCAAGTCCACATCCACCTGGTGCACCACGTCCGCAAGGGCGAGAACGAGGAAAAGCCCCCCGGCAAGTTGGACTCCAAGGGCAGCGGATCCATCTCCGACCAGGTTGACCAGTTCCTGACGGTCTGGCGCAACAAGGCCAAGGAGAAGGCCCGGGATCAATGTGCCCGTATGGATACGCCTTTGCCTGAAAAGTTCGCCAACGCTCCGGACGCCATGCTCATTTGCGACAAGAACCGCCACGGAGAGTGGGAAGGCGGGATTGCGCTGTGGTTCCACGCTGGATCTTTGCAGTACGTCGCTGACAGCCGCTGCCAGCCGATCAATCTCATCGGATGTTAATCATGACCCAACTTATCCAAAAGATCGCCGACGCGCTGGCCAATGGCCGGTCGATGACCTCCAAGCAGATGGCAGACGAATTTGGGTGTGCGTTGCCGCATGCCCGGCTCCTGTCGCATCGGCTGCATAACGCCCGCCAAATCCACATCCGCGAATGGGTGCGGGTCGCAAAGGTAGGCAGATACGCCCCTGTCTACATGTGGGGCGATGCGGTCGACGCGCCGGCACCACTGTTAGAGCAGGAGAAGATCGTCAAGCAGGCCGAGACGGAATCCTACGTCACCATCGCCAAATTGCGCACCACCGTAGACCCGTCGGTATTCGACCCTTTCCGCGTGCTGCGGGCGCAGGTGGGGGGGATGGCATGAAGCAAATGGACGTGGTCCTTGATCCGATGGCGGCCACTCAGTTTGGACGAACCCGTATGCAATGCCAGGCCAGGGGATGTGATGGGTGTTTGGTCTGCGAGCCGGAGAAGTTTCCAGTTTCGGCGAGTACCAGAGCAGTAAGCCGGCCGGTGTACTCGATATACGGTATTGACCCTGGCCCGGAGGAATCTGGCTGGTGCGTCTATCTCCCTGATCACCATCGAGTGCTTAGTAGTGGAGTCAAGAAAAATGCGGACCTTCTGCACTATTTGCAACTTGTTGACCATACGCGCATCGCCATCGAAATGATCGCTAGCTATGGCATGCCAGTAGGGAGGGAGGTATTCGAGACGTGCGTATGGATCGGTCGCTTTATCCAGGCGCTCTCCAGCTGGAAAACCGCTGAACTCGTCTACCGCAAGGACGTAAAGATGCACTTGTGTGGGACGACTAAGGCGAAGGACAGCAACGTGCGGCAAGCCATCCTAGATCGATTCCCAAGAACAGGTGGCGGCGCGACCCCGCAAATCGGCACCAAAGCCAAGCCAGGCCCCTTGTACGGGGTCTCCAGCCACGCATGGCCCGCTCTCGGTGTGGCCCTGACCGTTCAAGCGCAAGGGGCGCAAGCATGAATTTCTTTGAAATTGTCGGGATGATCACTACCACTGTCGGCCTCTTTGGCGCCGTCATGTGGGCCACTGGCATCTTGACGCTCGACATTGAGATCCAGGTTGACCGAGGGGATAAGTCATGAAAACCGCCACCAAGTCCAGCGAGGTCAAGCCCATGCAAGCGCGGGCATACGTCCCCAACATGCAGATGCGCCAGGTAGCCGAGAAGCTAAAAGGCATGCCACGGCTCGTATCGCTTTCGAGCAACGTCAGCCACTACCGGCAGTTGGGGGAGTGATGCGAACGAACCTTGAGTTGCTTCTATCCGACTGGGGCCGACGCCAGGATATCCGGCGCGACAAGGCATTGGGCTACCCAACCGCCGCTGCGTTCTCCAAGGAGCGCGTAGACCACGATGGATGGGGATACAGCGGGCCGGAAGCCTGCGCTGCTGATGGTGACATGCTGCGCGTAGATGTGGCAATCAACAGCCTGCACCCGGACATGCGCGTCATCATCACCGCGCACTATGTGTGGGCTGGGCCTGTGAAGAAGAAGGCCGACATGCTCCATATGTCCAACCGCGACTACTACTACGCCCTGGAAGCGGCCCATAAGCACCTTGCGCACAACATGGGTGGCGTTTATGCCAAGGGATATGAGCCTAAATTGTGCGCACACGTTGCAGCACTGTGCGCATGAAAGTAGAGTAAAGGGTAGAGGCTGTATAGGTGACTGTGCAGCCAGCAAGCCAATGCGGAGTCACGCGCGATCAGCCGCTTATACCGGTAGCCGAAAGGCTGTGACAACCCCAGCCCCTGACGAGAAATCGCCGGGGGCTTTTTCATTTGGAGCGTGACATGGACAGACGACCGAAAGACGTTCGGCCCTGGGACATTCGTCCTTCTGCTTAACCATCAACCAACGCGAGTATCAGACTGCCGCCTCGGGAACGCGCTTCAAGCCCGCTCCTCCACTGTCCCAAGGCGCTTACCTTGCAGGCGGCAGCCTAATACTCGCTAAGGCACCGGAGAACACAGTGCAAGAGATCCTGGTCTTCGCGGCACAGGTCGCAGCAATCGCCGTGTGCCTCTCAATCACAGTCGTGGCCATCGCATATCCGTTCGTAAAGGCGTATCGGATTATTCGGGGTCACTGAAAGACTATCAAGGAATATCAACATGGCACGAGGCGGAGCGCGCCCCGGGGCCGGTCGAAAACCCGGCGTACCGAATCGGGTGACGGCAGACATTAAGGCGCTGGCCCAGTCTTATGGCGCCGAGGCGGTCGAAGAACTCGTCAGGATTTTGCGCAAGTCCGAGAACGACAACGCGAGGATCGCTGCGATCAAAGAGTTGTTCGACCGTGGCTACGGGAAGGCCGCTCAAGCGGTAATCGTCAGTGGCGACGAAGAGGGTGGCCCCGTGCAATTCAGCGTTATCAAGCGGGTCATAGTCGATCCGAAATGACGACGCTAGAGATCGCAACGCCTCGCGTCTACGAGCCGCTGTTGCACCCTGCGCGGTACAAGGGCGCACACGGCGGGCGCGGATCGGGCAAGTCTCATTTTTTCGCGGAAGCCCTGATCGAAGAGTGCATCCGGTCCAAGACCGACGCGGTGTGCCTTCGCGAGATCCAGAAGTCTTTGCAGTTCTCGGTCAAGAAGCTCTTAGAGACGAAGATCGCCAGCATGAACGCGGGTGACTACTTCGACGTGCAGGACAAGGTGATCAAGTCCAGAAATGGCGGGATCATCATCTTCCAGGGGATGCAGGACCATACGTCCGATTCGATCAAGTCACTGGAAGGCTTCAAGATCGCTTGGTTTGAAGAGGCGCAGTCAGCCAGCCAGCGAAGCCTTGATTTGCTCCGTCCGACGCTTCGGGCGCCCGGCTCGGAACTCTGGTTCAGCTGGAACCCGCGCTTTGCCATAGACCCGATTGACGTGTTGCTGCGCGGAGAGAACCCGCCTCCGAATTCGGTCGTCGTAGAGGCGAACTACTCTGACAACCCCTGGTTGCCACAGGAACTTGTCGACGAGATGGAGTACGACAAGCGGCGCGACCCGGACAAGTACGCGCATATCTGGCTGGGCAAGTACCAGCAGAACAGCGAAGCCCGGGTGTTCAAGAACTGGACGGTCGAGGAATTTGAAAGACCGGCCGGGACGATCTTCCGACTTGGCGCTGATTGGGGATTCAGCGTAGACCCCTCAGTCCTGATCCGCTGCGATATCGAGGGCCATAGGCTGTATGTGGACCACGAGGCCTACATGGTGGGCTGCGAGATTGTGAACCTGCCTGAGTTGTTCATGCAGGTCCCAGAGGCTGAGAAGTGGCCAATCACCGCAGATTCAGCCAGGCCCGAGACGATCAGCCATATGAAGAAGAACGGATTCCCGCAGATCCGCCCCGCTGTCAAGGGCGCGAAGTCGCTGGAGGAGGGCGTCGAATTTCTCAAGAGCTTTGACATTGTGGTTCACCCGCGATGCAAGCACCTGATCGATGAATTGACGCTGTACAGCTACAAGGAAGACCCGCTGACAGGCGCAATCCTGCCGATCCTGAGCGACAAAGACAACCACGTTATCGATGCCCTGCGCTATGCCTGCGAAGGCGCGCGGCGTGCCGGTAAGAAGCCGCAACGCCAGATAGAACGAAAACCCGTGAGGAACGTCGGCTGGATGGCCGCATAAATATGCCCCAAGACTTGCTCCAAAAAGCGAAGGAATGCTTCAAGGAAGACCAGGAGGCGTTTCGCGACAACCGCGAGCGCATGCTGGAAGACCTGAGGTTTTCCAATCCGGCATGCCCGGAACAGTGGGACGATGCCGTGCGTCGCGCCCGCGAGCAGTCTGAGGGCGGCGCTCGCCCGTGCCTGACGTTCGACCAGACGAATCAGTACATCGCCCAGGTTGTGAACGACAGCCGGCAGAACAAGCCAGGCATCAAGGTTATCCCGGTCGATTCTGGCGCCGATGTCGAGGTGGCCGAGAAGCTCGAAGGGATGATTCGGCACATCGAGTATTCGAGCCGCGCCAGCATCGCTTACGACACTGCGCAGGAGTACGCGGCCCGCATTGGGCTGGGCTGGCTGCGCGTGGTGCCTGAGATCGTTCAGGCCGAGCGCAATGAGCAGGAAATCCGCATCAAGCGCGTGCATGACCCACTGTCGGTGATCATTGACGCCAATTCTCAGGAACCTGACGGCAGCGACGCGAGCCGCGGCTTCGTTGAAACCGTGCTGACTAAGAAGGCGTACAAGGAGCTTTACCCGAAGGCGTCGGTTGTTTCATGGGAGTCCACCGACCGCATGGACGGCTGGATCGCGGACGATTCGGTGCGTGTCTGCGAGTATTTCTACAAGGTTGAGACGAAGGTCAACAACCTGGTCATCGCAGGCCCTGGTGGCGAGCGCATGACGGTGACCGAGGACGAATACTGGCGCTTGGCCGAAGAGACTGGCCTGCGCCCGATGGTTGAGGCCACGTTCCCGTCAACGCAGGTCGAGGTCAAGTGGGTCAAGATGAGCGGCATGGAGATCCTGGAAGAGACGGATTTCCCCAGCCGCTTCATACCGCTGATCCCGGTGCTGGGCTACGAGGTATATGTGGAAGGCCGGCGCTACATCTGCGGCATGACGCGGCGCATGATGGACTCGCAGAGGGCCTACAACTACGAGCGCACCTCGTACATCGAGCAGGTGGCGTTGCAGCCCAAGGCGCCGTTTGTGCTGCCGTGGGAGTCGGTTGAGAACTTCCAGGACGAGTGGGCGACCGCGAACACGTCGAACCGGGCATACCTGCCGTACAACGCCCTGGATGGCGAGGGCCGGCAGTTGCCACCGCCCGCCCGCCAGGGACCGCCCCCTGTGGGCGCGTCGTTCATTCAGGGTGGTGCGCTGGCGCTGTCTGACATCCAAGCCAGCATCGGCATGTACCGGGCGAACTTGGGCGCGCCGAGCAATGAAACAAGCGGGCGCGCGATCAATGCCCGCCAGCGTGAAGGCGACACCGCCAACTATCACTACATCGACAACCTGTCGCGCTCGATCGAGCATCTGGGCCGCATCATCGTCGACATGATCCCCAGAATCTACGACACGGCGCGGGTCGCGCGCATCACGGGTGACGACGGCAGCGTTGAGGCGGTCGAGATCAACCCGGAGATGGAGCAGGCCAAGCAGAAGACGGCCGATGCCATGGTCATCAATCCTGCTGTGGGGCAATATGACGTTCGCGTGAAGGTCGGCCCGTCATATTCGACGCTTCGGCAGGAGTCAGCAGAGGCTATTGGCCAGATCCTGCAAGGCAACCCGCAAGCCTTCGCGGTGCTGGGGCCTGAGTGGGCAAAGATGCAGGATTGGCCGAACGCCGACAAGGTGAGCAAGATGCTGCTGGCCATGGCGCCGCCTCCTGTGCAGGCGCTGGCCCAAGGGGATCAGGAGATCCCTGCTGCTATCCAAGCCCAGATGCAGAACATGAAGCAGCAGATGGAGCAGATGCAGCAGATGTTGCAAGAAGCGCAGCAGAAGCTGGAATCGGACTCTGTCGAGGCGATGCGCAAAATGGCCGAGGCCGACAAGGACCGCGCGATTGATGCCTATAAGGCCGAAACCGAGCGCATGGCGATCATGCAGCCCGCGATGGGGCCGCAAGAGATCCAAGCACTGGTGCTTCAGACCGTTCAACAGTTGCTGACCAGCCCGCCTATTCCGCCTGAGCCGCAAGCCCCGCCCATGCAGCCCCCGATGGCACCACAGATGCCGCCTGGTGGGCTGCCGATGGCCCCGCCTGGCTTGCCTCCCACCAACATGAACCAACCGCCTCCGGGCGGTTTTTTTACGTCCTGAGTTTTACCCCACTTCGCGGGGACGCGCGATGACCCACTTAGCCGAGAGCTATGACTATTGAAAGCCAAGCCGCGCCTGTCGAAGCGGCTCAAATCCCTTCGACTGATCCCGCCACGATTACCCCGGCCCAGGCGGAACCGGAAAACCCTGAAGGCACTGCAGACCAGCAGAAGCCCGAGCTTACGCAAGCCGAGCGTGAAGCCCGTGCGCTAAAGCGTCGCGTGGACCGTTTGACCCGGGAGAAGTACCAGACCCAGGCCGAACTCCAACAGCTTCGCCAGCGGCCCGCAGAACCCCAGGCTGACGCCTCTCAGTTGACCGAGCAGGAAATCAACCGTCGAGCAGTTCAGGTTGCCGAAGCGAAGGCAGTCAACGACCGCTGTAACGAAATTGCCCGTGTCGGGGCCAAGGAATTCCCCGACTTCATGGACAAGTTCGCGGAGTTGTCGGCGGACATCCCGACCTTCACCAAGGATGGCCCCACGCCGTTCATGGAGGCAATTCTGGATTCGGATAGCCCTGCGGCGTTGCTTCATCACATCGCCAGCAATCCGGATCTCGCGGACGAACTCGCGGACCTTTCCCCGCGGCAGCAAGTGCGGCGTCTTGCCCTCATCGAACGCGATATGGGCGCCAAAGAAGCCCCCCCCAAAACCAGCAGCGCGCCAAAGCCCATCCAGCCGGTGAAACCGACTGCGACGGCGGGCGGCCCCGACCCCGGCAAAGACCCCGAGGGTTGGATCGCGTGGCGCAACGCCCAAGTGCGAACCAAATAAGGAACAGTCATGGCTGACAATTTCATCACCTCGGACATCATCACCGCAGAAACCCTGCGGATCATCCACAACGAGAGCGCATTCCTCGGCTCCATCAACCGCGAATACGACAGTCAATTCGCCCAAGAAGGCGCCAAAGCCGGCGCTACGGTCAACGTCCGCCGCCCGGTGCAATACACCATCCGCGACGGCGCGACCGCATCGTTTCAGGACATCAACGAAACGAAGGTGCCGATCACCATCAACCCGGAATTTGGCATCGACTTCGATTTCAGCGATTTCGATCTGACGCTGAAGATCGACAAGTTCAGCGAGCGCTATTTGCAGCCGGCCGGCAAGCGCCTGGCGACCGAGTTGGATGTGCGGATCGGCGCGCTGTACAAGCAGGTGTTCAACTACTCCGGCACGCCCGGTACGCCTCCGGCCACCGCTCAGGCGGCGTTGGATGCGGCGGTCTTCCTGGACAACAACGCGGCTCCGCGTGATGGCGATCGCCAGTTGGCGCTGACCCCGCTGGCGAACTCCAAGCTTGTCGGTGGCATGGCCGGGTTGTTCAACGACCAGGCCACGCAAGGCAAGCAGATGCGTCGCGGCCTGATGGAAACCAACCTGGGCATGGACTTCCAGATGTCCCAGAACCTGCCCACGCACACGGTCGGCCCGCTGGGTGGCACTCCGCTGGTCAACGGCGCAGGCCAAGGCACCATCGCGGTCGGCGCCACGGACAACCCGTATGCGTCCACCACGGCGCTGGTTACGGACGGCTGGACGGCGGCGGCGGCCCTGCGCCTGAACGAAGGCGACGTGTTCACCATCGCTGGCGTGTTCGCGCTGAACCCCGAAAACAAGGTGTCCACGGGCGCCTTGCAGCAGTTCGTGGTGCGCGCAAACGCCAGTTCGGACGCTTTGGGCAACGCGACGGTGACGATCTCGCCGGCCATCATTGTTGGCGGTTCGTATGCCACGGTGTCGAACTCGCCTGCCGACAACGCCGCGATCACGGTCATCGGCACGGCTGGCACCAGCGCCGCGCAGAACATCCTGCATCACAAGGATGCGTTCACACTGGTGACGGTTGACATGCCTCTGCCGCGCGGCATGGACATGGCCTCCCGCATGGCTGTCGATGGCGTCTCGATGCGCTTCGTTCGTGGCTTTGACATCACGAACAACAAGCGCCTGTGCCGCTTCGACATCCTGGCCGGGTTCGCTGCGCTGCGCCCTGAGTGGGCTGTCCGCGTCCCCAACTAAGCCGCATCAATCCCTTGTGCCGCGCCTGGGTTCGCCTGGGCGCGGCGGGAGTCCCATATGGATACCTGGCTCTATCACCGCACCGAATCGCCGAGGATTTTCCGCTCTGCGGATGATGTCAAGGCGGCCCTGGCTGACGGCTGGGCTGATACGCCCGCAGCATTCGAAGCCGAAGAAGTGCCCAGCGAACTGGACGAGTTGCGCGCCAAAGCTGCCGGTTTGGGCATCAAATTTGACAAGCGTTGGGGCGCCGACAAGTTGGCCAAGGCGATCAAAGACCATGACGACAGCGCTTGAGATCGTCAACCGGGCCTACACGCTCTTGGGCGTGAAAGACCCCGGGCAGGCGTTGCCCGGCACGATGGAGGTGGACGCACTCGAAGTGCTGAACACCATGATCGATTCCTGGCGGACCGAAGAGTTTTTCGTCTACCAGATTGACGAACTGGTATACGCCATGGCGCCGAACCAGCAGACGGTGAAGATTGGCCCGGGGCAGCAGATTGACGTGCCGGTGCCGCTCAAGATCGAGCGCGGGGTATTCGTGCGCTCTGGCGGGATCGATTACCAGGTTGCTGGCATCGACCGCGTTCAGTACGCCCAGATCATGCTCAAGACCACCGGGTCAAGTTTTCCCAGCGCGGTCTACTACGAGCGCGCCTACCCGTTCGGCACGCTGTTCTTTTGGCCGCTGCCGGCTGGCGCATACGAGTTGCACTTGCCGCTCTGGCAGCAGTTGGCAGAATTTGGCGACTTGGGTACCGACATCCAGTTGGCTCCAGGATGTCGCCGAGCATTGGAATATTCGCTTGCCGAAGAGTTGTCCCCGGGACTGGTCGATCTGCCGACCGCCGTTATCAAGACTGGCATTCGTGCGCGCGCGAACATCAAGCGCGTGAACCGCGAGACGCCTGTGCTTGATGTGCCCCTTGATCTGCAAGTCGGGCGCCGGTTCAACATCTTCGCGGGCCAATGATGGCAGAGCTTGCTATCCCCTTCGTCGGGCAGGCCTACGAAGCGCGCAGCCTGAATTTCAGCGCTCAGCGATGCGTGAATCTGTTCCTTGAGCTTGGCATGGCTGGTGCCAAGTCCCCAGCGGCATTGTTTTGCACGCCCGGATTGACCCAGAAGCTGCAAATGCCAAACGGCCAGACCGAGATCCGTGGGGTGCTTCAGTTCGAAGGGCTTTTATGGGTGGTATCGGGGAACACGCTGTTTTCAGTGTCTGACAGCTTCGTGGCCACCATTATCGGTGTCCTCGCGACTAGCACCGGGCCGGTGTCTATGGCGAAGAACGAAACACAACTGGCGATTGTGGATGGCGTCGGCGGTTACTACTACGACTTTCCATCGCTGACGTTCGGGCAGATTACGGATTCCGAGTTTCCGACCGGGTGCCGACGTATCTCGTACCTGCTTAACCGTTTCTTGGTTGAAGCACCGCAGTCGCAAACCATGTCATGGTCCAAGATTGGCGACGTACGCGTCTGGGATGGCCTGGACTTCGCCAGCGCGGATGCGTCGCCTGACAACATCGTCTCGCACATGGCCGACCATCAAGAGCTGTATGTGTTTGGCGAGACGACCACGCAGATCTTTGTCGCTGACGCCCAGGGGTTTGCCAACAGCCCTAACAGCTCGATGCAACAGGGGTGCGCCGCGGTGTTCAGCCCGGCCAGCATCGATAACAGCGTGGTATGGCTTGGGCGTGATGACCTTGGGCATGGGATCGTTTGGCAGACGCGGGGCGGTGCCACGCCAGTACGGATATCGAATCATGGTGTCGAGTACGCCATTTCTCAGTACGAGCGAATCGATGACGCGGTTGCCTACGTCTATCAGCAGGAAGGGCACCTTTTCTATGTGCTGACGTTCCCCACCGGGAATGCGACGTGGGTGTACGACGTTGCCAGCCAAACGTGGCATGAGCGGGCCTACATGGTCCCGTCAACTGGCGAACTGACGCGACACCGGTCCAACTGCCACGCAATGTTCAACGGTCACCACATTGTGGGCGACTGGCAGAACGGGCGCCTGTATGAGTTGGATTTGAGCAGCTATACCGACGATGGCGATGCCATCCTGCGCCTGCGTTCGTCTCCGGCCATCACGCAGAATCAAAAGCGGATGGTATTCAAAGCATTGCAGGTAGACGTTCAAGTTGGAGTGTCTCCGTCGACCGGGCAAGGCAGTGACCCGGTTGGAATGCTCAGGTATTCCGACGACTCCGGCCACACTTGGAGCAACCGGAGTACAGCCACGCTTGGCAAGATAGGCCAGTATTCGGCGCGGTGCCGCTTCCATCGCCTTGGGTCTGGCCGAAACCGCGTGTTTGAGTTCAGTGTGTCGGACCCGGTGCCTGTGGTGATCTTGGGTGCGTATGTGGATGCCGTGGCGGGGCAGTGGTAATGGAAGAACTGCAACTGCTCGGCAACACTGCCGCGTTCGCTGAGGACCGCCAGGGTTCTCAGCAATCCCAGACCTTCCAGTCGCGCCAAACGCTGGCGTTTTTCCGCAATCTCAAGCGCATCTTGCGGCAGGCGTATTCGGTTGACGATGCGCCCGCAGTAGTCCCCGCCACCGCCTCCCCCATGACCTATACCGCCGCCGACCGCATGTCCCTGCATGTGGCGGGCGGCACCGTTTCATCGATTGCCTTCAAGCGTGGCGCTAGCACGCTGGCGGTGGGCGCGAACCAGCTTATCCCCCTGAATCCCGGCGACCAGGTCGTCATTACCTACACCGTTGCGCCCACGATTACCGCCGTGTCGCGCTGAACCGAGACCAAAAATGCAGAATTTCCACTTCCTGGCGCATGGCGTCGACGTGAACCCGTTGATGCTGGCTATCCGCCGTCAGCCGCACCTGTGGCATGAAGACACGTTCTTGCGAAAGTATCCGCAGGGGCCGTTTGGGCAGACGGAAACCATCATGATCCGCTTCCCTGAGAAGGAGGAAGGCCTCACGGAAGAGCAGATCGAGGCCTACAAGGCGAATCAGCTTGCGGGGTATGACCAGTACGAGGCGGTGAATTATCCCGCCTTGGCGGCCCTGCCAGAGGCTCGCAAGCTGGTGTTTGACCTGATGGCCCGGGTTCAGGGTGAGCGCCTGGGCCGCGTGATGATCAACAAGGTTTGTGCGGGCGGTCGCATCTTCCCGCACGCCGACACCCCGGAACAGACGCGGTATTACACGCGGTTCCACATTGTGCTGCACGGCCTGCCGGGTGCCATCCTGCGCTGCGGTGAAGGTGACGCCGCCGAACAGATCAACATGAATACGGGCGACTGCTTCTGGTTCAACAACGCGCTGACCCATGAAGTGGTGAACAACAGCGCCGACGACCGCGTTTCTATGGTTGTCGACATTCGTCTGCCGCGCACGAAGGAATAGCGATGCTGACCGCCCAAGTAGAAAGCCTGACCGCGCGCCTGGAAGAACTCAAGCCGCTGTTCCCCCTGCATTGGGAAGAACTGGCGTTGAACAAGGACAAGGTGCCGCTGGGCCCGCAGTACGACATTTACCTGCAACGTGATGCGCGCGGCGAAGTCACGTTTGTGACGCTGCGCGATGCGGGAGAATTGGTCGGCTACTTCGTGGGCTTCGTGGCACCCGGCCTGCATTACCGCTCCTGCCTGACCTGCCACATGGACATCATGTATCTGCGCAAGGACAAGCGCGGCGGGCGCGGCGGGCTGATCTTGCTGAACGCGGTCAAGGCGGAATTGAAGCGGCGCGGCGTGCAGCGCTGGTTTGTGGGCACCAAAGCCCACATGGATATTGGCTCCCTGTTCAAACGGATGGGGTTCGAACACGTAGAAACCACGTACAGCGCGTGGATCGGGGACTGATATGGTAGCCGCCGCAGTAGGGGTATCCGCAGCCGCAGGCCTGGCTGGTAGCGCTATGGCAGCAGACGCCGCGGGCGATGCTGCTGCCGGCCAGCAGCAGGCCGCACAGGACGCGAACGCGCTTCAGCAGCAGATTTACGACCGCAACACCGAGAACTTTCAGCCGTATCTGAATGCCGGCGGCGCGGGCCTGAACGCGCTGCTGTTCCGCCTTGGCCTGGGTTCTGGGACTGGCGGTCGAGATCTGACCGAGCAGGAAATCCGCAACGAGCTGATGGGCCAGTACACGACTGCCGGCCAATCGGGCAGCCCGCCTCCGCTGGCATCGTTGCTCACCAACGCGCGCGACCGGGGATATTCCAACGCGCAATGGGGGTTTGATCCCCAGGCGAACCGCTGGGGCTATCAACTCGAATACATCATGGGCGGGGACGCTGGGGGCACGAGTTCCAAATGGGTGTATGCCGACCCGCAGGGCGCCACGTCTGACACGGTTGATGAAGCCGGTTTGAACGCCGCAGTGCAACAGCGTCTTGCCCAGCAGAATGCGGCCAAGAGCGACCCGAACTATGGCTGGTTGCTCAAGCGCTTCAGCGAAACGGACTGGCAGACCGATCCCGGGTACCAGTTCCGCTTGGATCAGGGGAACAACGCGCTGAGCAACATGGCGGCGGCGACGGGCAACCTCAACTCTGGCCGCGCGCTGAAGGACGCCATCGCCTACAGCTCGGGCCAGGCTTCGCAGGAATACGGGAACGCCTACAGCCGGTTCAACACCGACCAGACGAACCAGTACAACCGCTTGGCTGCGCTGGCTGGCATGGGGCAGTCGTCGGCGTCTGCGCTGGCGGGCGTGGGCCAGAACTATGCGAACCAGGTCGGAAACAACTTGGCGCAGGGTGCGAATGCCGCCGCTGCTGGCGCCGTGGGGCAGTCCAACGCGCTGAATCAGGGATTGGGTGGCTTGGCAAACGCCGGCCTGAACTACGCAGCCATGACGCGGCAGAGCGGCTACACGCCGAGTGGTCCGGCGTTCGGCAACCTCAATGGGTTGTACGGCGCCAGCTGGGCCAACTAGTAGGAGACATCATGCAACTTGACACCCGAATCCCATTGCAAGCGCAAGGCCCGCAGATCGAAAACCCGATCAATGCGCTGTTCAACGCCACGCGCCTGCGGTCCGCGCAGTCTCAGGTCGGCGAGCAGGAACGCCAGATTGGCGAGCGCAATGCCCTGGCGGATGTGCTGCGCCAGCCTGGAACGTTTGGCGCAGACGGCAGTTTCAACCGTGCGGCGTTGCCGGCCATCGCGCAAGCTGCGCCTGGATCCGTGGCCCAATACGCTGGTTTGGCGAACCAGCAGGACGCCAGCCAGGGCCAAGCGGATGCGCGCCGCATGCAGGCGGCCAAGCAGAGCATGGAAATCCAGGGCCGGCTGTTGCAGGGCGTGCGCGACGAGCAGAGCTACCAGGCTGCCAAGCAGCAGGCACAGCAGTACGGTATCGACGTGTCGCAATTTCCGGCCAACTACGACCCGGCCTTCGTGCAGCAGGCGCTGGCCCGCACCATGAGTCAGATGGACCAGTTCGACATGCTGTACAAGCAGGAATCGCTGAACTTGCAGCGTCAGAGGCTGGAAGCTGGGAAGACTGGCCCGGTGGGCCAGCCGTTTGAGGCTACCGGTCCGAACGGCGCTCCCATCCTTGCGCAGCGCTACGGCGACGGCTCCATTAAGCCTGTCGAGGGCTTCGGCCCGAAGGCGCGCAGCGACGGCATGACCATCATGACGAACCCGGATGGCACCGCCACTATCACTCAGGGTGGCCAAACTCCTAAGCTGACCGAAGGCCAGAGCAAGGATTTGCTATTCGGCACCCGAGCGCAGGAAGCGGACAAGATCATCAACAACCTTGTCTCCCCCCCGGACGGGAAAGAGGGAGTGAACTTCCTGCAAGCGCAGACGCTTGGCGGAGACGGCATCGGCCGGACGATTAAAAACTGGATGGCGCCAGCCAATGTCCAGAAGTTCAACCAGGCCAAGCGTGACTTCATCAACGCGGTTCTGCGCAAGGAGTCTGGCGCAGTGATTTCGCCGGATGAATTTGCCAACGCAGAGCAGCAATACTTCCCGCAGTCCGGAGATACTGATGAAGTCATTGAGCAGAAAGCGCGCAACCGGGATCTTGCTGCGCGAGGGATCCTGGCCGGTGTCCCGGGTGTCGCGCGGGACAACTTGACCTCTGGCGGCAGGCAGAATCCGACGACTGGCCCACAGCCTACCGGCGCGGGAGGCGTGCTGTCGCCGGCTCCCACGGCCGCGCGAGCGGTGGCCCGCACTGGCACCCTGGATGGCCGAAAGGTAGTCGAATATTCCGATGGCTCTGTTGAATACGCGGACTGACCATGGCAACCGTTGAAGAACTCGCGGGGTACCTGTCTAACCCAAATGTGCAGAAGGTCCTGCGCACGATTGGCCAGGCGGAAGGCACGGTAGGGGAGAAGATCGCCGACCCGTACCGCATCGCCTTTGGCGGGGGCACGTTTGATTCATTGGATGCCCACCCCAATACGATGGCCTCGTTCACGCAGACCGATGGCAAGAGGAACAAGACGAGCGCGGCCGGCGCGTACCAGTTCCTCAAGCCGACTTGGGACGATGTGTCCAGCAAGCTAGGGTTGAAGGATTTCAGCCCACGCAGCCAGGATATCGCCGCGCTGGAATTGATCAATCGCGCGGGTGCGTTGCAGGATGTCTTGAACGGAGACACAGCGTCCGCTTTCGGAAAGCTTGGGTCCACTTGGGCCAGTTTGCCGTCGTCCCCCTACGCCCAACCGAAGCGCTCGCAAGGCTTCATTGAGCAAGCCCTGAATGCTGTGATTCCCACTGCGGAGGCCGCGCCAGTGCCCAAGATTGACCCGAGCAAAGTGCAATGGGATGAGCCTGCTACGAAATCAGCCGATCCGGCGATTGACGTTTCGAAAGTCCAGTGGGATGAGCCGGCCGCTACCGCAGCCGAGGGTGGCTCTCCACGCGCTCCAGAGCCGGGGCGCACCGGTGTACTGGGCGCTATTGAGGATCTCGGGGCCGGCGTCCGCAAGATGGGCCAGGGCATCGCGCAGGGGTTCGGCGACGTACCGGCTGGCCTCGGGCAATCCTCTATGCACCAGGGGCAGCAGATTCTGGGAGCTATCGACCAGTTGGCTGGTACGAACCTGTCTGCGAGCGCACAACCGAATGTGGCCGCGCGTGACGCAGAAGTCGCGCAGCGTGAGGCAGACTACCAAGCAGCTACACCAGGGTCTGCGGCGGCTGGCGTGGGGCGCCTGGCGGGGAATCTGGCCTTTGCCATGGCGGGCGGACCTTCTGCCTTGGCCGCTCCTATGACGACCGGCGCTCAACTCGGTGCGCGTGCATTGCCGATGGCACCCCGCCTGGGCGCGGCGCTAGGCACTGGCGCTGGTAGTGGGCTGGTCGGGGCCGGGTATGGTGCGACGGCCCCGGTGCCGGTTGGCGACTACGACGAGCAGTCGGCCCGGAACGCTGTGGCCGGAGGGGTTCTTGGCGCGGTGACCCCGGCGCTTGGTCAAGCAGTTGGGTCGGCAGGGCGCTACATCGGGCGCAATGTAAAAGCCGCCGTAGCACCGTTTTCTGAGTCAGGCCGGCAACGCATCGCCGAAAATATCTTGGCGCGGATGGCGCAGGGCGGCCCTCAGAAAGGGAGGGTAGGCCAGTTCGTGGAAGGTGTGGAGCCTACCATGGCGGAAATCACCGGCAACCCGAAGATTGCGAACCTACAACGCACTATCCGCGACTTGGAGCCGACGCCATTTGTCGCACGGGAGGAAGCCAATCAGCTTGCTCGCCAGGACGCTATGAGCGCGATCCGTGGCAGCGCCGATGATCTGGCATCGGCCAAGATCGCCCGCTCAGCGGCTGCGGCAGACGACTATCTGAACACGCACGTCGGTATCCCGGTCGCGAATACGGAATACGCCGCGCTCAAGCGCACGCCGGCCTTCCAGAGCGCTTTCGCAGAAGCTGAGCGGATGGCCAAGAACTCTGGCGGCTCGGTGGAAACCAAGGTGATCAACCGCACGAATGCAAATCGCGGCGGCCAAATTGGCACCCCGGATACCTATGTTTCCGGCGTCGGTTTGCAGCGCATCAAGATGGCTCTTGATGACCAGATCAACACCGCGATGCGGGCTGGGAAAAACGGCGAGGCCGCCAACGTCCTGCAAGTGAAGGGACGGCTGGTCGACATGATGGACCGCGAAATCCCTGGCTATGCCGAGGCGCGGCAAGCCTATTCGGCTGCGTCCCGAGATATTGACCAGATGTCGTATCTACAAGGGCTTAACCTGACGGATGCCCAAGGGGATATCACGCTGGCTCGCGTTCAGAACGCGCTGCGTAATCTGGAGAAGGCCCAACAGAAGCCTGGCATGAACGAGGCGAAATCGGTCACGGCAGAGAAGATTGCTGCGCTGACCGATATCCGCGACGACCTGCTGCGGCAGGCGCAGGCGCAAAAAGGGCGATCCTTGGGGACCAACACCGCTCAGAACTTGGCGATGCAGAACCTGCTATCAACCATGCTTCCTGGGAAAACGGGGGACGTGGTTGGCGCGATTGGCCCGGGTGCTATTGCTGGCGGTGGGCTGGGGCTTGCGCTTGGCGGCCCGGCAGGCGGTGCGGCTGGGGCCGTGGTTGGAAACAGGCTTGAGGCCGCTGCGAATGCCTTGATGCGCTCCGGCAATGAGGATATCCAGAACCGACTGGCTCGCTTGTTGCTGAATGAGGGTGGCTCAGGGCTTTCTGCTCTCGAGCGTGCAGCCAGTCCGGCGCGACCACTCCCTGGTATGAGCGGACTGAATCGGCTCCTCTACCCATCCATCAGTGTCGGTGGGTCTTTGGGGATGAGCGTCAAAACTCCGACCAACTCCCGGTGATTCTTTAAAGCCATCCCATATCCCTTTCACGAAAGCGAAAGCGAGATAAGCCAGTAACGGGATCGGCAGGTAGTTTTCCATTTCGCAAATATAGCAGCCCCGCCAAGAGCGGGGCTTTCCTTTCTGGGGCTTGCAATGCCGCAATCTTATATCTCCCCCCGATTCAGCGCCATCGACTCGAATGGTCGGCCTCTTGTCGGCGGGAAGCTGTACACGTACATCAATGGCACCACGACGCCCCAGGTGACGTACCAGGACGCAGGCGGGCTTGCGGCCAATACGAATCCCGTCATCCTGGATGCGCGTGGCGAGGCGGTCATTTTCCTGACTGATGGCGTGGTCTATACCTTCGTCTTGAAGGACGCCGACGACGCATTGATCTGGAGCCAGGATTCTATTTCTGGAGCGCAGACGAGTAGCGGCGGCATCACACCCGTTACGGTGCTGCCGGGCTCCGATATCGGCCCTGTGTACATGCCTGGGCAGGGGATCTTTTATTGGAACGGCACTCAATACGTGTCGGACTTCCAAGGCGGGTTCTCGGGCGGTGGGTTCTCTTTCAAGAACAAAATTATCAACGGCGACTTCCGAGTTTGGCAGCGGGGTACGTCGATTGGGCCAATTACATCAGCCTCATCTAACCCTTATGTATCTGATCGCTGGCGCGCAACGATCTCGGGGTCGTCCTCAATTACCGTAACGCAGCAAATGGCGTCTAGCGACTATGGACAGGCTCGCACTGGTGCATTCACCGCGAGGGTCACATCGAACGCGGCGGAATCTCCAGCCGCTGGGGACAAAAACCGCCTGTCCCAAGCCGTTGAAGGGCAAAACCTCCTGAGCTTTGCTATGGGAACCCTGTGGGGCGGATCCTTCACTCTGTCGTTCTGGGTTAAGGCTTCAATTGTCGGGACCTATTGTGTGGCTTTCCTCAACAGTGGAAGTCCTTCCTATAGGGCATATGTCGCCAATTTTTCCATTGGTGCAGCGAACGTTTGGGAACTGAAAAGAATCACTGTCCCGATAGATTCGTCGGGGTTGGCCAATTGGGTCCGCGATACCGGGCTGGGCATGCAGGTGATTTTTGACCTGGGAAGCGGGTCAAACTACGAAGGAGCGGTAAACACCTGGCTATCGACCGAAACCACGCGGACCACTGGCGCGGTGCGTTTGGTCGGCACAAATGCCGCCACGTTTGAAGTGGGGCAAGTTCAGCTTGAGATGGGTACCCAGCAGACGCCCTTTGACGATCGGCCTTACGAGGTTGAATTTGACCTGTGCCGTCGGTACTTCTGGCGCGCGCCGAATAGCAGCTATATGTGGTCTGGCAATACCACTTCTGGAATCACCTATTACGCAAGCTGCTTGCTCCCGGTAACGATGCGTGCCACACCTACTGTCAGCGGCACGACCTCCAATGGAGAAAGCGGTTTCCCAACGTCTTTTGCCGGCGCTTCTCCACAGACGGCAAATACTGTGGTCGTATCCAAAGTAGCTAACGCCACGGCCAGCGGTTCCTTCTATTACGCAGGGTTTGATGTGACGGCGGAATATTGAATATGTACGAACTCCTACCAGGCGGATTTATCAAGCGCTTATCCGATGGCGCCGTGATCCCAAGAGATCCGCAAAATTTCGATTATGCTGCATTCCTTGAATGGGAAGCCAGTGGCAATACCGCGCTGCTAGGCCGACCAAAACCCTAATCAACTGGCGTCCAAATGCGAACACTCTTACTGTTTCTTCTGGCCCTCTTTGCCATCCCGGCTGGGGCCGCGTCCCTGTTGTGCTTCGGAGACAGCCAGACACAGGCACGGCCGCCGCTGGTGGTGTCTGACACGTACTGCCACAAGATGGCCCAAGCCACCGGACGCACTGCGATTAATGCCGGCGTGGGGGGCAACACTTCCACGATGGGCTTGGCGCGTTTGCAAACCGACGTGCTTTCCACATCGGCCGAATGCGTGGCAGTGATGTTCGGGGCGAATGACGCATTCATTGAATCTGCGCCGACCTACAACTATTCCAGCTACTGGACTGAGCCCAAGCCCGGCCGGGTTTCGCTGGCGACCTACCGCGATAACATCACCAGCATGGTGACCCAGATCCAAGCGGAGGGAAAGGCGGTAACGCTGATCACGCCCTGGGCGTTCTGGTCCACCGAATACTTGCAGCAGTTTCCGTTCTACGTGAACGTGGTGAAACAGGTGGGTAAGGAGATGGGCGTCCCGGTTTTGGATGCCTATGCGATTCAGCTGAATCTTTGGTGGGCCAGCCAGCCGTGGCTAACCCCGGCCAGCGGCGCGCCGTCGTTTTGGGCGCTGGAACAGGATTACCAACACCCTAGCGCTCTCGGGCACACAAAGATCGCAGAGCTATGTACGAAGCCAGAAAATTCCGCGTCCTGTGCCTGCACCGCTCAATAAGCCGCTCAGCGGCTTTTTTTACGTCCGAAGGAACGTTATGAACGACATACCAACCCGCGTAGCGGTCCTTGAGAAAGACATGGGCCAAGTCAAGACGAGTCTTGCGAAGCTCTTCATATGGTTTTCGGTGGCGGTGGCCGTAGGCTCGCCGCTTTTCGGTGGCCTTCTTGGGGTCATCGCGTGGAATGCCGCCCGCAGCGTGAACCAGCTCGATAGTTTGAGCGTGGGAGTGGGAGACATCAAGACGGATATGGCCGTGGTCAAGAGCAAACAGGAGACGCAGGACAAATCCTGGAAGCTGATCACCCAGCTATCAAAAGGGGGGGCAACCAATGTGTCAAAAACTCTCAACGATGAGTAGGTGTGTGCGATGAAGCTGATTCCCCAATGGCGCCAGTTCTGGCGCATGACATCGATCCAACTCCAGGCGGTTGCCCTGGCTTTCTTCTCTTACATTACGGCGGTGCCAGATGCAGCGATTCAACTTTGGGGCCTTCTTCCGGTCGATATTCGGGATTCCTTCCCGCCTGGATACGTCAAGTGGTTCGGCATCGCAATCATCGCCCTCGGCATCGTCGCCCGGCTCATCCGCCAGCCCAAGATCGATCAGCGACGAGGGCCTGACGGTCCTTAAGCACTACGAGGGCTGCGAGCTACAGGCGTACCAGGACTCGGTGGGGGTGTGGACCATCGGCTACGGAGATACCGAGAACGTATTGCCCGGAATGGTCATCACGCGGCAGGAGGCGGAAGACCGCCTAGAGCGCCGACTTGCTCGGGACTTCGAGCCAGGGGTGCGGGCAGCGGTCGCCGTGGGCATGCGTCAGGAGCAGTTCGACGCGATGGTGTGCCTCGCCTACAACATCGGGGTAGGGGCGTTCACCGGATCCACGCTGGTCAAATTGTTCAACGCCGGGGATATCGCCCTGGCCGCTGACCAGTTCCCACGCTGGGATAAGGCGGGCGGAAAGTCGCTCAAGGGCCTGCGCCGCCGACGTGCTGCCGAACGTGCGTTGTTCCTGGGGGCCAATGCTGCCTATGCCATCGCGGCGGGAGACAAGACGCCATGACCCTCCTACTCGAATTCTGGCCCTACATCGCTGGAGGGGTGGCCGTCATCCTGGCGTACTTCGGCGTCCGCCTCAAGGGCAAGTCAGACGGCCGCCAGGAAGTCCGCGACCAGATCAACAAACAGGCGGTCGAATCCGCCAAGGAAGTGCGCGATGTTCACGCTAAGATCAATCGGATGGACGACGGCGGCGCTGCTGCTGAGCTTAATCGCAAGTGGGTGCGCGACAAGGGAACCGGTGGTCGCTGAATTCTGCATGGTGTCGCTGCCGATCTTCATCAGCCAGCATGACGTGCTGACGGACGGGACGGCGCGGCAGATCCTGACGCACAACGAGCTAGGCGTCAGGCTTTGCGACTGGCCGGGGGCAGACGATTAGGCTGTCTAAAACTGTTCATCGGTCCTATTCAAATCAATGACTTACGAACGCCAAAACGCCGTATCGTTTTAGACTGGACTGCACCGAAAACGCATACGAATCAACATCTTATAGATTCTTTCAGATAGTCTGACGGAATACATAGTCGTCGTGGCGCTGGTGGCGGTGGCGGCTATTGCCGTCTATCAGTACTTCGGTCAGGTGGTTCGTTCCCAAACCGCCGCCATGGCGCGCGAGCTTGCAGGGGAAGACGGCGGCACACAGACGCGCGCGGCACAGCAGGCGGCTCAGAAGGCCGCGGCTCAGGCCAAGGCACGGTCTCTCAAGTCCTTTACCGGCAATGCCTCGGATGCGAAGTGATGACGCGGATGCGGGTGTCTTCCGGCGTTCAGCAGGGCCAGGCGTTGGTGCTGGGCATGATGATCGTGTCGGTCGCGGCGGCATCCCTGGTTGTGCTCTACAACCTGGGTCAAACTGCTGAAGGCCGCATGCGCTTGACCCATGCGGCGGACGCGGCGGCCTATAGCGGCGCGCTTGAGCAAGCGCGCACGCTCAATGCCCTTGCTTATTTGAACCGTACGCAGATTGCGCACCAGGTCGCCATGGCGCACTTGGTCACCTTGGCCGCCGCCGCCCAGTACGGCCGTACCATGCACGCTCAACGTACCCGCGGCAACCCGCCTGCCGGCCTGATCGCCATGCTGTTTGGCCCGGATATGGGGCTTGCTTATCGGGCAGGGCAGGTAGTGCCCGATGCTGAGTCCCGCTTGGCCAATGCGTTCGCACAACATGACTACGTTGTGCATCGGGTGTTGGAAGCCGCGGCGGCTTCGGCCATGACCGGGCTGTCGGCTTCGCGCGAGCGCATCATGCGCAAGGTCCTGGAAGCCAACATGACTGACTCGGATCAGGATTCGGGCAAGTTGCCCCGTGCGCCGGGGCTTACGTTGCATTTGCTGTCGGATGCGTGGCCCGGGTTCGCCCAGCGTAACGTCGGTACGCGCAAAGCGGGGCTGCGGCCAGCTGTGGAGCAGGCTGTCGACCGCTATGCCTACCTGCAAAAGCGCAATGCCACGCGCCGCAATTCCTGGCCCGTCAGCAAACGTTGCCCCTTGAAGCGGCATGAATTGCGCCGCCGTGGTTCGACATGGTTGGGGCCCGATGGGCGTTGGGGCGCCTTGGACACTCAGTCGTTTCATGCGCTGCGATCCAATCGATGGATCGGCTGCTATTTCCGCGAATATTCGCCGGAAATGGAAAAGCCGCTACTGGAGCGGCTTTCCGGGTGGTCAGGTGGTTTGTTTGTCCTCTTGGGGTACATCTGAGGGTACAAACTGTTTTTCGGCCCATCGCCGGACATCGTCAGGGTTCCAGACCACGATCTGTCGGCTGATGGGTGTGCCCTTTGGGAAGGTGCCGGCCCTGATTCGCTTGTAAATCTCCCCCTTGGACAGGCCGACCGCGTGCGACACGTCGGCGATGCGATATAGCAGCTTCGGCGCCGCGGCCGTCGCCTGTTGTTGGGCTGCGTGTGCCATTTACCGCTCCTTTGCCGAGGTGTCGGCCAACGCTGCAACCACGGCGGCATAGGCGGGTTCTTGGCCGGCGTTGTCAGACTGCGGCTCAAACCAGCCCGCATAGCGCATTTCGTTTTCTGCAAGCCGCAGCGCAGCAACAAGTGTTGGGGCGTTCGCCCCATCCCGCGCCATCGCCACCAGCGCATCCCGCTCGGCTCGCGACAGGGTGACCGCTTCGCCCCACGCCTTGCAGCACGTAGGCCGCTGCGCGATGGCTTCGATTTCGTCTTTATTCACGTCCGCCTCCGTCCGTGCGGGGGTGCTGGGCGGCAATCTCGGCGGCAGCGCGGACAATTGCGCGGCGTAATGCCCCTATGCGGTCTTTGCCATGCTCCTCAGTCACAACGATGTTCCGTGTGTCCCGCCGGTGTCGTATTTGTTTCACAATCCATACGCCATCCCATTCCGGGGTTCTCGGTATACATCGATGGTCGCCGGCCTCTTCGAACTGGAGACGCAAATCGGCGGCCAGAAGCAGCGCGTCGCCATCGTTTACCAAGGGGTTCCATGATTCCTCGCTGCGGCTGCCTGGCTCAGATGCTTGCATCAGCCATCCGCTATCCAGCCGGATCCAGTGGAATTCCAGGCCGGCAGCCGTCGCCGCCAGCTCCAACAGTTCGCGATCACTGCGCATCTTTCTCTCCTTTCTCGCCCGTCTGTGTAGCTGTCAAGGATTGCTTGACGACTGACGGGGTGGGGGACAAGGCGGCGTCAACCGATACCGGGTCGAACAGGGCGTGCGCGGAGTCAAAGACAATCCAACTGCCTGATCTATCCTTGACCCGTCGCACGGCGCCGTACCCGTCGCTCAAAAAGCTGTAGCGCGGCAGCTTGCACAATTGATTGCGCACCGCTTCGAAAGCCGCATCGCGCATCGCCACATCCCCCGCACCCTTCGCGCAATCCCCGCCGTCCTTGTCAGCGTGGGGCGGGATGTCGATCACGTCGCCCGCTGCGAACCGGTTCACTTTCTCCGACCAGTCGCCGATGGCTTCAGCGGTGGCGAACATGGGCAGCAGCGCGCGCGCCTCGCGGAGCAAATACAGCGCTTCCGTTCGCACCGCCTCGCTGGCCTGGGGCGCGGGTTCGCCCATGTTGGTCGGCCCGTTCGCCGCGTTCAGTTCCGCGACCAACCGCCGCGCCGTGTCACGTTCGATCCGCAGCAGGTTTTCTGCTTCCAGCGCCCGGCGCTTCCAGATCGCCATATCCTCGCGCGCTCCTTCGTATGCATTGGTGAAGTCCAGCTGGCTGGCCTGGGGCGCGGCAAGGTCATCACCACGCTCAAAGCCGTGCCGATGCTTGGAGCAAAAGCCACACGGGCAGGTAGCGCGGGGCAAGCCGCTTCCGATGTGCACCCCATCGCGGTACTGGCGTTCGACGTCTTCCGCAGTAAGCGCCTCCCCGGCTACAGGGGCGCTTGCCAAGTAACGGGCGCAATCGTCGTTATGGGTGAATTTGTCACGGGCCACAAGGGCGCTTGCCAGGGCGGAGAAAGCCGCCACCACTTGAGCGCGGGCGTGGGTGGATAGGTCTTGTCCGAAGCGTTCGCAACGGAACCCGTACACGTCCAGCAGTCTTTCAAATTCTGCTTTACTCGTCATTTCGATCCCCTTGCCAGGACGGCGCGGCCTAAGCTGTCACCAAGCGGGTGCGTTTCGGTGTAGACAACGGTGATGGTGCCGTCCGTGTGTGGTTGCATGATGCAGATGGTCGCGCCTTGATCCGTGGCGCTGACGCCGATGCGCAATTCGGCATCGAATAGCTCGGATGTAGGGGCGCGGTCCACGGGGTTGCGCCAAAGTTGCGCGGCGAGGAACGGATCCTTCGCCAGCCGTTCCACCGAAACGCCTTGAGCCTCTCCGGCTGCAGGGGCGCTATGCGGCCGGGGCTTCGAACTGTTCGGGTACATGGCCCGGTCGAACTGCGCGGCGTGCCATACGGCTTGCCACACGTTGTAGGTCAACCCATCGGCGGCGAACGGACGCAAATCGCTGTCGTAGTAGGCCCGGCAACGTTGTTCGCTGTCGTATGGCTCGGCTACAGGGGCGCTTGCCAGGGCGTCAGGGGCCGCATCGATCAATGCCCGGTAGGCCAAGGTGGATCGCGCCGCGCTTTTTATGTTCGCGTTGAAGGCGTCGTACCACGCTTCCATCATTTTTGGCGTCGGCTTAATCGGCACCAACTTCCAATTTTCCGGCACGGCGCTAGGTGTATTCGCCAGGGCGGCGATTGCTGCGTCGATCCTTCTCAAATGGTACGAGTCACCCCGCCCGATTTCGATGCAGAGCTTCTTGTACTTGCCTAGGAGCGCGGCAGCATCTATCGCCCGCTCATCGCCCGCCGGCACGCCCTCCGCGCGCAGCTTGGACAGCAGGGCGGATTCGATGGCGCGGGCGAAGTCAATCTTGTCGGCGTCGGTTAGCGGATAGGCCGCGCAGGGGTCGCTGACATAGATATCCCAGCGGTGCAATATTTCTTCATCCGTCAGCCCAGGCTGGGCGGCGTTGTTCTCAGTCATGTCCTTTCCTTGGTGGTGGGCTGGGCGTCGTCAGGCGGGAAATCGCCGTAATCGTCCAGCGTGGTTTCGCCGCACGGGTCCAGCGCGCTTAGGTCATCAACCATCACTTCCTCTGAGTGGATGCCGTCAGAGTCGCCTTTGCGGGCGCGGGCGTCCGCTTCTTCCTGGCTAGCGGCGTCGATGTAAAAGACCTGGTGGCCACTCGCGGCGGTGACGCTTGCGGTGTAGAGATACCGTTTCATCACGCCTCTCCCTTCTGCTGGGCAATGGCGGCGGTGTTTGTGTAGGTCATGAGAAAAGATCCTTGTCGATGGGTTGCCCAGCGCTGCGGGCGATGGCCAGCAGCACGTCGCGGAACTCGGGCGGCGTGGCGTTACGGATGCGAGTTTTGTCCTTGCCGCCCACCATGGCCATCATTCCGATGCGTCTGGCCTTCTCGTAGCCGTGCAGCTCAATGGCGCGAGGGTGGATGCGCTGCGGGGAGCGGCCCCACTTCAGCTCTGGTAGATCGGTTCCGCAGGCATAAAGCCATGTCCCTTTGCGTGCCAAGTGCCCGTAGTGGCCTTGCTCGACGTGGCAGGTCCAACCCCCCAGGGCGTCGGCGCGAACCCATCGGCCGGCTTTGGGCGGCTTGCGCAGGCCAAACCACGCCCAGGCGTGCGAATCGGCTGGGTGCTCGATTACGCCGCCGTAATTGCGCACCGCCGTGAGCGCCGCGGCGAAGCAACCGCCGTCTTCACCTAGCCTGAACTGGTGGGGCTTGTTCGGGGCCCCGTGCCAGTACCTACCCCAGCGCTGGCAGGGGGGATGCGCGACGACGGGGAGGGGGCCGGCGTAGGTTCGTGCATCCCGATGCTCGTCCCAGGGCTGCACGCCAGGCACGCCGAAATAGGTCCCGTCCGTCTCGACGAACAAGGCAGCTACCTCCATCACCCATTCCTCTTCTTATGGGACTGGGCCGCCTCGATGGCCTCTCGAACCTGCATATCGAGCGCAGAATTGCCGCCGCTATCCTCATTCAGAAGCGACGGACATTCTCCCCAGACGAGGGCATGCAGGTCCTGCAATGCGACCAGAATCACGTCCTGCGCATCGCCAGCAGCGGGAGCCGGCCGGCACGACTTCACGTAGGCCGCAATGCCCGGAATGTCCTCGAACGCGATGTTGAAGCCGCGACCCTCGCAGGCCTCGCATTCCTCCTTGAACTCCTGCACGTCGGTCTTGCGCTCGGCGACCTGGTGCTTGACGAACACATGGCCGGAGCCGTTGCACTCGTCGCACGCCAGTTCCCAGTCGCGATCCCCCGTCGCTCCGGTGGGTATAGGGTGCGAGGTAGGGGCGGCGCTCTCTTCGTCAGGAAGATCAGATTGCGGCTTCCAGTGTGTCGGCTGAACTTCAACCTCGCGAAGCTCGTAGCGCTTTTCCTGGCCCAAGCAGTAGAACAAGCCAGCCGCATACCATTTCTCGTTGTGGCGGAATCCAGTGCCTACAGACTGATCGCCTTCCGGTCCCCAGCACAGTTCGCAGAAGAGCGGGCGCCCTTCGTTTTCGGGCGCGCTGGCGATAGGCTTCCATTCTGTGTTCATGCTCTCAGGCACCTTTGCCACCTCCACCGGCTCAAGCGGCCCGGGAGCATCCTGGGAAAGGCCATGGGTGATTTCGTATTCGGTCATTTCAGGCTCCTTTGGTCTGCCCCGCCCGGACCAGGGCGACAGCGATGTGTTCGTTGATGAAGAGCCGCGCGACGTCTATGCGCGGCAGGATGTCGTCTATGGCACTGACGGCGACCGTCAGCGATGCAATTTCGTGGTCACGCAACGCAAGCCCGGCCTCACACTTGGCGCCGATCTGGTTCATGGTTCGCGCCGCGCCGTTGATCAACAGGTACTGCTGGAGGAATGCCGGATCGTTCTGCACGGTCAGGCCGATCATGTTCACGATGTTGGCCAGGGCGTCGAAGGCTTCGGCGCTGGGCGCCAGGCGCAGCGCAGCGAAAGCGCCGTGCATGTGCGTGGCGATGCGGTCCCGCATAGCACCCGTCATCGGCAGGCGAGCTATGCTGGGCACGTAGCGCTTGTTGCGGCGGGGCTTGCGGGCGTGGGTCATTGCGCACCCAGCTTGGTCATGGCGGCCTTGACGGACCCCAGGCTACGGCGCAGCGCCTTCCGCTTTTGGATGGCCAGGTGTGCGCCGTAGCAGTGCGGGCATTCCTCGCGCTGCGCTTCGCCGATATCGAGGTAATCAAGCTGTTCCTCGCCCCAGTGGTCCACGATCGTTTCCGGCGTGTACCAGCCATCCAGGTGATTGGTGGCAGGGTCGTTCACGCCCTGTGACTTCATGCGCGGCGGGTTCGGGCCAGGGCAGGCGCTCAACGTCTCCGCGATTTCCTTCTTGCAATCCCTGATCGCGCGCGTCAGGGCGGAATAGTCGCTCACCAGCTTGAGCGCGGTTTCGGGTTTCATGTCGTTCTCTGTGTAGGTGGCCGGCACCGGCAGCGGTTGGGGGTGGCTTGAGGTAGCCCCGCCGCCGCGCCGGCCGAAGGGTTTATTCCAGGGTCAGACCCAAGGTGGCCTGCTTCTCGATGGCGGGCGTGATGCTGATGTCGATTTCGCCGCCCATGACTTCGTACAGGCGCTTCATCTGCTCGCCGCTGGGCGTGGCCTTGATTCGGAAGGTCAGGATCACGCTGCCACCTTCCATTAATTCCGCTGAAAACCCATCGACGTCTACCGTCTCCAGCTCAATGTCCGAGCCAGTGCCGCCCAGGCCGAAGCCGATCACGACACTGGCGCCCACCAGCTTGACTCCCAGGCGCAGGCGTTCGATCAGATCGCCGAAGCGGCGCACGGTCGGGACGTTCTCGCCGTCGATTTGGCCCTGGTGTTCGTCGGCCTTGTAGAGCATGGCGCGCAGCGTCGGGTGGATCATCGACAGGATTTCACTGCCTGCCTGCACCTGGACCTTGAGGTCGCAGGCCGGCACGTTTTCCTCCCCGTGCTTCTCGGGGCGCGGGTTCAGGTGGATCAGCTTGGCGCGGGTCTTTTCGAGTTCGAATGCCATGTCGGCTCCGTAGGTTGTGCTGCTGGGGAAGGGTTAGGCGGCCTTTCGGCGCAGGTGCTGTTCGTAGCCGTCGACGAGGCCCTTGAACTCCATCAGGTCGTCCACGAGCTTTTCGATGTAGTCGTCGTCGCGCTTGAATTCCTGCCACCAAAGCTGACGGCCAACGGGCGCCAGCGCGGGGCAGTACAGGCCGATGTGCCACCACTTGCGGCCGGTGATCCACATGCAGCCCTGCACCTGGTCCATGACCTCGCTGGGGTCGTTGTCGATGTGGAAGGCGCGCAGCTTGGCCGGATCGAGGAAGCACTTGTATTCGCTGCCGCCGTCTTCTTCGATGAGGCCGTCAGCGCTGGCGCCGAAGATGCGGTCATCGGTCAGCACGAAACCAGCGCGCTCCACAAACAGGCCTGTTTGAGCTTCGTGCTCCATCCGGGCTTCGGGCTCCAGTTCGTTGCCGCGGCGCATGGCCCAGTTCTGAAAGCCTTCGTCCAGCGCCTGGCCGGAAATCCGCTCAACCGCCAGACGGAAGGCGTAGTTCTTGGCCTCGTCGGAAAAGTCGCCCACCGGCTTGCCGGCCAGTGCCAGGGCGATGGCTTCTGCGCGCGGCGCGGTCTTGTACCCCGCCTTGGCCATCGCTTCCCTTTCGTCCATGCCGGCCTTGCGGTAGGCCACATACAGGCTCTGCCGCTCGTCCAGCACGTTGACCTTCTTGCGGGCCGTGGAAAACATGCTGGCGGTGATAGCGCCGGCCCGAGCGGCGTGCCAGTCGTCGCTGCCCTGTTCGCAATTAACGATCAGCATCTGCGGCTCCTTGGTCATCACGGCCGAAGCCGTCGTCAGCGTCAGACGTGCGGTGCGGCTGCTCGTCGATGGTGTTGCCGTCGTCCGGCGGGGTTTCGGTGGGCACCGCTTCGCCGCGCAGCACAGAACCGCGCGCCGCCACGGCAGTCTTGAAGGCGTTGTAGGTGTTCATGTCCTTGGTGGCGCGAACCTCGCCCAGGCCGTCTTTCCAGACCTTGGCAAGTTCGTCGGCATCTCGCGCGGCTTCGACCTTCTTGCGCAGGCGCGGCAGCAGGTCGGGGTCAACGGTGGGGGTATTGCTGTCGCTGAAGTTGATCCCCTCTCCGCCGTCGGTGTTCAGGTGGTGGATGGCTTGGTCCAGGCGCTCAGTCTTGGGCCAATATTTGTAGGCCTGCTTCACAACCGTCTTCTTCACCATTTCGCCTTCATCGGTCTTCCACGGACCCTTATTTCCAGCCTTCCAGGCCTCGGAGCGGTCGCGTATGGCGTACACGTCGGCGATGCTCATGGTGTGCGTCAGGTAGTCGCCGTCGGCAGTCTTGACCACCACATAAACGCCGATGAGCGCGCCGCGCTGCGTCGAAAACGGATTGAATGTGTGCGTCGGCGGTGCGTCGTACCCGTTCAGGGCAAAGCCGTCGTTCTCGTGTACCAGCGCGGCCTGTGCCCACTTGATGGACCCAGTGGATACAGCGAGGTCGATCAGGCCCATGTAGCTGATTTCGAGGTAGATCTTGTTCTTGCGCGGCACCAGGTAGGCCTGCTTCTTTGCAGGGTTCAGGCTGATGCCAATGGCCGCCACGTTGTTCACGGCGTTGACCACCGCCTGGCGGTCGTTCATTGCCGCCTTCAGCGTGTATTCGTTGTTCTGCAAGACCTGGATGGCGAACCCGGCTTCCTTTTCGAAGCTGATGTTCTGGTCGGTCAGCACAGCCGCAAACGACTCGCGCGTGCTGTAGATGTCTTGGGTGATGACTGCGAGGTTGTTCATGCTTCCACCGTCGACGGCGCGGTCAGCTTCGAAACGATGACGTCGCCAATCAGGCCATCCAGGCGCCCGCGCAGGTCGTCGCCGTCGAGATCCGCGATGATCGACAGCACGCGCTCAGCCATGACCGGCTTGGCCGCTTCAATGGCTTCTTGCAGGTAGGTCCAGCCCTTGCTGGCCTCGCGGTCCCAGGCGTCAGGGCGGCGAAATACGGTGTAGTCGGACAGCTTGTTGATGACCTCGACCGCCTTCGTGCGCACGACTTCGGCCATGTTGCCGTCGAAAGCCGCATCGACTTCCTTCTGGACCAGCTCATATGCGGCATTGCTCAGGATGCGCTCGAAGTCGGCGGCAGAGCGGCGCGCGCAAGCCGCGCGGAACTCGTCGCGGGCGATCTGGCGCTTTTCTTCGTCCGACAGGTAGTCGTCGATGTTGATGGTGATGTCGGTCATGATTCAGTCCTTTGCGGCGTATGCGGTCTTGCTGCCGCCGTCCTGGGTGGTGAGGGTGGGGGATTGGGCTTGCTCGTCGCGCTGCTGGCGGTCGCCGTAGCCAAAGATCACGGCGGTCAGCACGGCGGCGACGATGAATGCGGACAAGCGGGCGTCTCGGTCGCGCAGGAGGCGGCGGATCATTGGGCACCTCGCTCGTCGCGCAGCATGTCGGCGTGGTCGCATTCGGCGCGCTCTCGCTCGTACCGCAGTTGGAGCCAGCAGGCATCCACTATGTCGGCGGCGTGGTAATCGCCATCGAATTCGTAGCTGTCGGTACCGATCACGATGACGATGTGTTCGACGGTGATGCTATGGGCCACACCGACCGATGGATCAGCCTTGTGGTACTCGAACTCGATCGAGATCAAACCTTCCACCGTGCAGCCACCGGGGCCGGTGAACTCGGCTACTTGATTGAAACGGTGTCCGCTCATGCTTCACCTCGCGCGGCCAGCAGGCGGGCGCGGATTTTGTCCGCGTCTTCCTTGTCCGTGATGACGAACTGGTGCTTGGCGGCCTCGGCCTTCCAGTACTGTTCAACCTTCAGGCCGGGCTGCACCATGCGGTCGTACGCGTAGTTGCCGGTGATCCGGGCGATTTCCGGGCGCTGGATGAAGATGTCCCACTTCGCCACCAAGAACGGGCCTTTGCCGTTGGCAATCGCATCGCTGACCAGCGAGGGCTGCGGGGCGAGCGTCCATTCGGTGCGCGGCGACGGCTCAAACGTCTGCTTGCCGGCCTCTTCCCAGCCTTCCAGCACCGTGCCATCCGAATTGCCGTCGCGGACGATGAAGGCGAATTCACGATCGCCAAAAGTCAGGACGCCTTCGGCGCGCACATTGATGGCGTCGATGCGGTCCCGGCTCAGGATGCTGACGTGCTGCGGGTGGTAGTCGTCACCGCATTGCGCGGTTTCGCAGATCATTTGCATCACGTCGTCGCGATCCTCGGCGGGAATGTCTCGTTCGAACGCCGCGTCTACGGTCAGAACTTCGCTCATGCTTCGCTCCACGGATCAAAGCGGACGTACAGGCGCGAGAAGAAGTCGCCCACACGGCCCAAGGGGTAAGCGGCGATCAGGCCGCACAGGATGAAGAGAGGCAGGCTCACCACGCCTCCCGCTGGAACGTCACGCGCAGGCGCATTTCGGGGTCTTCGATACCCGAAGCCAGCGTTTCCACGTAGTGGGTGCTGGCCCCGCGCAGAAACTTGGCGAACAGTTCGCCGATCCGGCCGTGCGTCTCACCACTGGCAAAGGCCTGCACCGCATCCTTGTAGGCCGCGACCAATTCGATATTGCCGATGCTGTCCTGATAGATGGCGTTCGGAAGGTCTTCGGAACTTGGGCCGCTGGCGTACTGGAAGACCACATCCTTGCCATCGCGCAGCGCCAGGCGCATGTCCCATTCCAGATCCGAGCGCAGTTCCTGCTCGGGCGTCATCTTGCGTTGAGGGTTGGCCATGGCATCAGTTCCGCGCGTCGCCAGCAGCAACCTGGTGCGCAACCTGCGCCGCCAGATTCCCGTAGTGCGTGGCCGGATCGTCGGCAGTCTTGATCGTCGCGATGTCGACGACGGCCGTGCGGACCTCTTCCTGCCACAGGTACGAAGGCGTGTCTTCGTACTTGGCCAGCACGCGGGCGTCAGCTTCCGATTCCGCGTGGACCGTGACGGTCTGCTCACTGATGCGGGTCTCGGTCCGGCGCATCACGACTTGGTAAGGCTTGCGGTTCATGGTGGTCTCCTAGCCCCTACCGGGGCGGGTGGGGGTTAGGCGGGGAAGGCGGGGCGCAGGTCACGCGGGCGATACGCCTTGGACTGGCCGCAGTAGGCACGGCGAGCGTAGAGCAGTGCGCCTTCGGCATTCCAGCCATCAGCGCGCAACGACAGATACACGTTTGCGCTGAAGGCGTGGCCGCGAGATTCCGCCAGACGGTAGACGCGGCGGCAGAGTTTCAGGCTTGCGGACATCTGGTTCTCCCTGGTTGCTCACGGGTTGTGAGTGCATGGGAGAAAGATTACCCGTAGGTAATTATTACTTCAATACCTATGGGTAATCTTTTTTGTAACAGACGAAAAAAATCCGCCCGGAGGCGGAAGGGTGAGGCGAGTGTCCTATTTTTTTCTTATCGACTCACGAATGGTTGTCTGAATCGAGTCCGCCACGCGCTTATCGGTGAACGTCTTTATGCACTTAAGTGCCGAGAACCGTTCTTGGGCGAATGTAGCCATCGCTTGGATCTGTTCAGGCCCGACTTTTTCGACCTGTTTTCCCTGCCGAGCTCTTAAGCTGGCAAGAAATTCCCCATGTCCAAACGCAATCAGGCTCCGCACGTCGGCGGTCTGCATTCCAGCGTCTGTCATTACATCAATCTGCCCCAAAAGAAACGTATGCGCTTCTTCGTCATTTTGCGTCGCGCCGAGTGAGGATGCATACAGGCAGGCGGGGTACTGAATAGGCAAAAGCAAATGCAGGCGCGTGTCGACCGGTAACCCTGAAAGTACCGGGGCGCGTGCTTTCGCTCGCTCAATGATCGGTTGAAGGCTTTGCGAAACAGGCTGATCCGCGTGGGCAGTGCCCAGGACTGTTGCAGCCATCAAAAATGCAAGCAGATTTCTCATTACGGAAAGATCACCTAATAAATTTGCCACAGGACCATACAAGGGTAACTTGCCGCGGGTCAGGCGGCCTTTTCGTCTCCGGGGCTTTTTACACTCGGGATGTCCTCATACGCGGCTACTTGGCGCGCTACCCACTGCTCTATGCCTCGGCGTTGTTCCGGGGTAAGTGCTTCGAAAGAAGCGCGATCAACTGAACTGAACGGCCAAGCGCCAAGAGCATCGAGGCCATCAAACCAGTATGGCGGCAGTTCGAGTGAGACCTCGAATTCGCGCGCCATTTCTTCGCCGAGTTTCTTTGATCCATTGAGGACGCGCGAAACGTAGTTCGCGGGCTTGCCAACGGCCGCCGCGATAGCAGCTTGCTTTCCCCCGAAACGGCTTTCCATGAGGCTGCGAAAGCGCTCAAGCCGCTGGGCATAAATGTCATCCATCTTCATGGGCACGAGTGTTGCCTGCTGCGCTCCCGTGGGTAAACCACCCGCAGGTAAAGATTTCTCTTGCGTTTCATGATTACCTACAGGTAAAGTTTTACGCATGAGCACAGATCCCCATACCCACACCCGCGTCCCCGTCGAGCCGCTTCTCCAGTGGCTGCGGGAAACCCCAAAAGCTGAAGCGCAAGCGCGCTGCGCCCAGCGCGGCACGTCGATCGGCTACCTGCGACAGATCGCCTACGGCTACAAGCTGGCCGGTCTGAACGGTGCCGATATCGAGCTGATTACCGATGGCCGTTGCCGTCGCCAAGACTTGCGGCCCGACGATTTCGCCCGAATCTGGCCGGAATTGGCGCCAGCGCAGGAAGCAGCATGAAGGCGCCGCGAGAAAGTAGAGGGGGTGGGTGATGTCCATTCCTGAATCTTCCGCCGCCGTATCCGCACGCGCACGCAGGATCGAACAGATCATCCTGCAACGCCTTGCGAGCGTGGGACACGCGCATGCAGCCGCATGCGTAGGGCTCGATGAGTCTGCGATCAGCCGGTGGAAGGACAAGAAGACAGACGGCCGGCCGGGCGAGATTGAGCGCATGGCGCTGTTCCTCGCGTCGCTGAGCCTGAAGGCGACCCCCCAGGAATACAAGTGCTACGACGAGGCGACATTGGCCGCGATGCTGACCTTTGCAAAGCAGCGCATGGACCAAATCCAGGGCGTCGGGCACCTCGCTTTTGAGGACGACGAGTGATGGGAAGCGCAACCCGACGCAGGACCGGCCCTGTCTGCTTGCTTGCCGTGCAGCTCTGCAAGAACCCCGATTTCCTGGCCTTTTGCAGCGCCCGCAGCGCTGACGAAGCCGCCGACTACATCCGCCGCGTGTGCCGTGTTGGGTCGCGCGCCGAGCTTGATCACAACCCAGATGCGGCCAACGCGTTCCATGAACTGGTGCGCAAGCCTTTCGCTTACAGGAGGGCGTGATCGTGGCCCGAATCCGTACCGTAAAACCCGAGTTCTGGACCAGCGAACAGGTCATGAACTGCTCGCCGACTGCTCGCCTCCTGTTCATTGGGCTGTGGAACTTCTGCGACGACGCCGGCAATCACGTTGCAAGCCCGAAGACCATCAAGGCCAATGTGTTCCCCGGAGACGATATTTCGTCGGCAGATGTTCAGCGACTACTCGACGAGCTATCGTCGAATGAGCTAATCGCCTATTACTCCCATGAAAACAAGGACTTCCTGCACGTAACTGGCTGGCATCACCAGAAGATCGACAAGCCGACGTACAAGCATCCGGCCTTTTCCACAGAGAAATTGACACCCCCTCGTCGAACGCTCGCCGACTCCTCACCCCGGAAGGGAATGGAATGGAAGGGAATGGAATAGGAAGGGAAGATATCTCTCCAACACTGTCTCAAGAGCAAACAGCGCACGAGAGCGATTTTCCGGCTGAAGCTGGATACCTGCCCAACCCAACGCCCTACGGCCTGCTGGCCAAGCTGCTGCGCAGCAAGGGCATCGACGTCGCACCAGGCCGCCCGGACTTCCGGGAATGGGTCGAAAAAGGCCTGACCGAGGACGAAGCGCTGGCCGCCGTCGAAGCCGCCCGTCAGTCCAAGCCCGCCCCGGAGCCGATCCCCTGGCCGTACCTGGTCAAGGTCCTGACGACCATGCGCACCGCCGCCGACAACGTGCCGGACAAGCCGAAGCCGGGCGCCGCCCCGAAGCAGGACCAGGACCGCTGGTGGATGTCGAACGGCGGCATCGATCGCAAAGGCCGTGAAATCGGACTCTTCGCCCGTGGTGGCGAGGACTATCCGGCGTTCAAAGACCGCATCTTCGAAGCCCTGCGCCAACGCGGCGCACAGGAGCAAGCCGCATGAGCTACGCCAACGATGCCGCCCTCGTCTCGGGTCAAGCGCCAGGACATAACCCCCGCTTGTGCTGCGTCCGAGGCTGCATGCTGCCCGGATCCATCGCGGATAGCACCACGGGGTCATGCGACTGGTTTTGCCACCTGCACCACGGCGTGCCATACGCCGAGCAGGCGGGAATCACCACCCGGATGCACAACCGGCGCAACCTGTTCATCCTCGCCGGACGGCTGAAAAACGCCTACCCCGGCCAGCCCGTGCCGCAGGACGTGCTTGCGTGGCTGCGCCGGCACGACCGCAACGACTTCGCCGACGCCTACGTCAATTCAAAACGCAAGACTGCCCAATCCCTGGGCGACGCCATGCTGCGCACGCTGGTCGCCGAATGCGCCACGTCGCAGAACCGCCTTACCGACCCTGACCAAAAATCCAAGGCCGCCCGCGAAAGCTGGCACAAGGCCGTTGACCTCGTGGGTGACCTCGCATGAACGACACCATCCTTTCCATGCCCGAGCTGGAGGCGTATGAGCCCTTTGCGGGCACTGCGCACTCGCCGTCTGTCGCGCGCGCGCACGTTTCGCGCCGCACCGTGACGCCGTGCATAACCTGCGCCATGCGTGGGCTGCGCGAGGATTGCCTCTCGTGTGCATTCTTCGAAGCTGACGCCCAGGTGCGCCGGGAAGCTCCACCCCTGGGCCTGGATTCTGGCCAAGCCGGCCTGTTCGCCCCTGAGACGCCCGCGCCGGCGATCAACATCGGCATCCTGGCGCTGGACCTGGGCACGAAGACGGGCTACGCGGTGCGCAAGCGTGACGGCAAGGTGGTGCACGGCACGCAGAGCTTTGCGCCGCGCAAGTCTTGGACGGATGGCCAGCGCTGGCTGCGGTTTCAGTCCTGGCTTGGCCAGCTGCTGGACCTTCACCAGGTGGGCCGTATCGCCTACGAACACGTCAGCTTTCACGCCGGCGTCCGCGATGCGCACTGCTACGGCGCTTTCCGCGCCCTCGTGGAAATGGCCGCCGACCGCCGCAACATCGAGCTGGTGGGCACGAACGTCCAGACCGTGAAAAAGCACTGGACGGGGAAGGGCGGGGCGGACAAGGCCACGATGATCGCGCAGGCGCGCGCCAGGGGGTTCCGTCCGGAGACGGACAACGATGCGGATGCATTGGCCGTGCTGGATTGGGCGGTCGCACAGGAGCGTGCAGCATGATTCAACGACTGAAACTGGCCTTGAAGGCCGCCGCCTACATCCTGCGCCATGGCGCCGCTGGTGCTGATGCGCCGGCAATGACCGTCTTTCGAGTCCGCGCAGAGGGCGGGGCGTGGTCGTCCTGGTCCAGCGATCCGCGTACCGTCCATGCGGCAATTGATGCCGGGGCACAGCACGAGTACCGCGAGTTGTTCGTGCTGCCGCCGCGTGGGGTGATTCCTGTTGTCGGCCGCGTGATTGATGGCGGTGTGCGGCTGAACCAGCATGGCAAGAAACTGCCGTCAGGAACCGCGCTATTCGGCACGCCTTACCCCGCGACCCGCGAGGAGAAGGAGACGCACGATTTCATGGAATCCAAAGTTCGGGGGAAGTCAGCATGAACGGCTGGTGGATCGTCCTTGGCGGCCTGGGCTTTCTGGCGGCATGCGTGTGCCTCGCCATGTGGGGGCTGAAATCGGCATACCGGCGCGAAGCCGAAGAACACGGAGATAAAGATGGCCCGAACCCCTGACGAAAACATCATCGCCCGCAAGGCGCGCAACGAATGTGCCCGAAAGCTGCGCCGCCTGGGCTACCGCTTCGCCAAGGAAGCCGCAACCGAAGCCGAAATCGTCGCGGCCATCCACCGGAACACGGCCTGGCCACGGCCTGATCGCGGCGACGCCATCAGCTACCTGCAACGGTTCGCCAGCATGCCCGACGGTGTGCCCGCACCCAGCCGCCAGCACGACGCCCTGCACGCGCCGGTCTACACGCCGGACCGCTGGATCCGCGCTGCTGCCGCCCGTGCAGCCCAGGCCCAGCGGCCCCTGGTCCACGCCGTCAGCCGCGTCGAGAACCGGGGAGGGACCGAACCATGACGCCCATCACGCCCGCGCCGCCCATCGATTGGAACCGCGTGTTTCTCACCCTACGCGGGGAGGGGTACACCATGCACGACGTGGCGGCCTACACCGGGATACCCAGGGTGACCATGATCGGATGGGCGCAGGGCTCGGAGCCTCGGCACCAGGACGGGGAAACCGTAATCCGGTTCTGGAGCGAGACCACGCAGTTGCCGCGTGAATCGCTTCCCACACGTCGGAATGACGTTTTCTCCAGCAGGTTGGCTCAGTCCAGAGGCTAAAAAGTCGGGATTCCGACCACAGCCGAGAACCACAATCGGCTCCGATCTTCTGCCAACAGACGGAGCCAACCATGACCCGCCGCAACCTGAATGTCCAGACCCCGGGCGAATCCGCCCCGGCCAGCCCCGCCAGCCAAGACGACAGCACCCAGACCCCGGGCGAATCCGTAGCGGACACGAGCGCCGGCACTGACCAAGCTGCGGCGGATGCCTTGGCGGCGCAGGACGAACTGAAGCTTGCTCAGCAGCGTATCCAGGAACAGGATGCGGAAATCGCGCTGTTGCGCGCCAGCCAGACCGCCGCGTCCGGCACTACCACCACCAAGCCTGGCGCGCCGCGCGACTACCGCCGCATGCGCGCCGAAGACATCGACGCCACCAAACTCACCGCGCCCGTGCTATCCGCCGATGGCTGGGTCGTGCCCAATCCGCCCGAGAAAAAGGCGTAGCCATGGGCAGCATCGGCAAGACGATCAAGAAGGTGGCGGGTGTCGTCAACAAGATCGATCCGATCGGCAAGGCCGTGGACAAGCAGCTCAACAAGGCCGGCTTGCCCACCGCCAGCGATTTCGGCGACATGCTCGGCGGTGCAGAGAAGCCGGATGCGCCGGATGCATCTACCGCTCAGGCCGATGCCACCAAGACCGTCGCGGATGAACAGCAGGCGTCTGAGAACGAGGCTGCTGCCCTGGCCAACGCCAAAGCGGCCGAGCGGGCGAAACAACGCCGCGCAGGCAGCCTGCTGGCCGGTGGTGCTCCCGCCAGCACCGCGCAAACATCATCGGTTCTCGCCTATGGCAAGGGCCGACTCGGGGAGTAAGCCGCCGTGTCAAACGACAGCGTGGCAGTTGAAGTTATCCGCCGGCTTGGCGTCCTGAAGGGGCTGCGTTCCAAGCATGAACAGACGTGGCGGGACTGCTACGACTATTCCTTTCCCATCAGATCCCAAGGCTTTAACGGCGACACGGAAGATATTTCCGGCGTCCAGTCCAAGCGAGCCGAGTTGTGCGACACCACCAGCACGGATTCGGGACGCCAGTTGGCTTCCGGCATCCAGACGGGTGTCACCCCAGCGAATTCGCGCTGGTTCGGCATGACGGTCTGGAAAGAAGTGGACGACGAAAAGACATGGCTGGATGAGTCGGCGGACAGCCTCTGGAAAGCTATCCACGCCAGCAACTTCGATGCGGACTCGTTCGAATGCATGCTGGATATTGTCGCCGTCGGCTGGTTCGTGCTCTTCATCGGCGAGAGCGTCGATGAAGATGGATCGATCAACGGATTTCACTTTGAGCAGTGGCCAACGTCTCAGTGCTACTGCGCCGCCTCTAAGCCTGGCGGCCCGATCGATACGGTGTATCGCCCTTACACGCTGACAGTCGAGCAATGCGTTTCCGAGTTCGGCATCGGCAACGTCTCGGAGAAAGTGCGGGATCTGTACGAAAACGAGAAGTTCGACGAGCCGGTAAACCTGACCCATGCAATCTACCCGCGCCGCGAAGGCCGCGCGGGTGCGGTGCGGGCCAAGAACATGCCGTTTGCGTCCGTGCATGTCGACTGCGACAGCAAGGCCACCATGCGGGAATCCGGCTACCACGAGCGGCCCTTCACCGCACCGCGCTGGACGCTGATCCCGCAGTCCAGCTATGCCATCGGCCCCATGTTCGATGCGCTGCCCGACGTCAAGTCGCTCAACAAGCTTTCCAAGATGGAACTTGCCGCCGTCGACCTGGCCGTGTCCGGCATGTGGATCGCCAAGGATGACGGCGTGCTAAACCCCCAGACCGTCAAAGTGGGCCCGCGCAAGATCATCGTGGCCAACGACACCGACAGCATGAAGGCGCTGCAAACCGGTGCCGACTTCAACGTGTCGTTCACGAAAAAGGAGCAGTTGCAGGCTCAGATCCGCAAAACGCTGATGGCCGACCAATTGCCACCGATGGAAGGACAGCCGCGCACGGCCACTGAGTTCCATGTGCGGGTCAACCTTATCCGTCAGCTACTCGGCCCGGTCTATGGTCGCCTGCAAGCTGAATACCTGCAGCCGCTGATCGCGCGCTGTTTCGGCCTCGCATTCCGGGGCGGTCTCTTCGACCCTCCGCCGCAGTCGCTAGCCGGGCGGCCCTACACAGTGGTCTACCTGTCTCCCATGGCCAAGAGCCAGAAAATGGAGGAAGTCAGCGCCATCGAGGGCAGTTTTGCTTCGGTGGCAGCGCTGGCGCAGGAAAAGGGCGACCCCACAGTCTGGGACAGCTTTGACGTGGACGAAGGTGTGCGCCTGGCTGCGGATGGTCGCGGCATCCCGGCGAAGCTTATCCGGAGCCCGGAACAAGTGGCGGCGATCCGAAAGCAACGCGCAGAAATGCAACAGGAGGCACAGCAGCAGGCCATGCAGGACCAGATCGGCATGGAGGCCGCTAGCGCGTCTGTCCAGCAAGCGGCGACCAACCAATGAGCGTAGATCCGTCGGTTTACAAGGCGATCTTCGAAGACGACCGGCGCGGCGCGGCGGTGTTGGAAGACCTGGTGCGCCGATTCTCCCGGCCCGCCGCGACCGAGGGCGGCATCGACGCCGTGCTCAAAACCTACCAACGCGACGGCATGCGCCAGGTGTGCGAATTCATCGTTACGCAGATAAACCGGGCGAACGGCGTCCCGGACCCTAACGCCGACCAAGGAGAGTAAACAATGTGGAAACGTCATTTCCCGGTCATGAACGAAGCCGGCGCGGAGGGTGGTGGCGGCGGTGGTGGCGATGCCGCGGCCGCTGGCTCCGACGCCAGTAGCACGGTTGCACAAGACCCTGCAGCCGCTGCCGCCACCGCCAAAGTTGCTGAAGCCGGGGCGGATCAATCGCTGCTGTCCAAGGGCGCAGGCACCGACACATCCACGCCAGGCGACTGGATCCCCGAAAAGTTCCAGATCAAGAACGAAGCCGGCGACCTGGATATCGAGGCGTCCGCGCGAAAGCTGGCCGAGAGCTATGGCCACCTGGAAAAGCGCAACGGCTCCGCGGATGCGCCTCCCAAAACCCATACCGACTACGCGATCACCCCGCCGGACGCTTTCAAGGACATTGACGTCCGGTCCGATCCCGACATGGGCGAGTTTCTGGAAAGCGCGCATAAAGCGGGCATGTCGCAAAAGCAGATCGACGTCGTAATGGATGCCTACTTCAAGATGGCGCCGAAGCTGGCCCAGGGTGCTGCGGAGTTCGACCAAGAACAGGCTACCGAGCACCTGCAGGCAAAGTGGGGAACCGGCCGCGAGTTTGAGCGGCACGCAGGCCTGGCCCACGCGGCGACCAGCGCCGCTATCCAGAAATCCGGCGTCAGCATGGAAGAAGTGGAGCAGTCCGGCCTGGGCAATCACCCCGTGTTCCTGCGTCTCATGGCGGGCCTGGGTTCCGAGTTCCAGGAAGACCGGCCCGTCGGCGGCCATGCCCAGCGCGTCACGGAAGACTCCGTGCGCGAAATGGAACTGTCCGAGGCATACCGCAACCCGCGCCACCCCCAGCACGATGCAGTCAGCAAGCAGGTTCGCGCCTACTACGAACGCAGGCACGGCACCGAAGCCGTGATGTAGCACCTCAAAAAGTCGGGATTCCGACACCCCTCAAGCGTGACCATTGCGGGCATTCAACCGGCCCGCATGGCACGCGGACAACCGGAAAGAGCCCTCCCAGTGGTGCGGTAGCCGGCAGCAGTGGGCGACTCCCGGGCCCGGAAATCCGGACAACCCGAAAGGCGAATTGAACAGACCAATTTCCCTTTGGAGTTTTCCATGTCCAATACGATCACCCAAGCATTCGTCGTCCAGTGGGACAACCAAATCCGTCTGCAAGCCCAGCAGATGGAATCCCGCCTTGCCGGTTCGGTCCATGACCGCGGCAACATCACTGGTGAATCGTTCACGGCCAACCGCCTGGCGCCGCTGGACGACATGCCCGAGAACACGGTGCGCCACGGCGACACCGTTTTTTCCGAAGCCACCCACAGCACGCGCGTTGCGCTGATGCGCGATTTCTTCCAAGCGCTGCCGGTCGACCGCAACGACGAACCGAAGCTGCTGGCCAACCCGCTGTCTGGCTCCTACAACCAGTCATTGGTTTCGTCGCACAACCGCCGTAAGGACGACATCATCTTCAAGGCACTGATCGGCAATGCTCAGACCAAGGAAGGCGCACAGATTGCGCTGCCGTCGTCGCAGATCATCGCTGCCGGCGGCACGGGATTCACCAAGGCCAAGCTGATCCTGGCCCGCAAGATGTTCCGCAAGAACGAAGCCGATCAGCACGCGGGCGAGCAACTGAACATCGTCTACACGTCCGACATGCTGGAAGACATCCTCGCGGACACGACGCTCACCAGCGCTGACTTCCTGGCCGTGAAGATGCTCCAAGACGGCGACGTCGCTGGCCGCTGGATGGGCTTCAAGTGGATCCCGTACGAGGCCGTGCAGGTCACCGGCGGCACCACGGCGCGCATCGCGGCCTGGACCAATAGCGCCCTGCACTTCGGCTCTGGCTACGTGGAAGGCACGGCAGGCCGCCGCAAGGACAAAAAGAACCTGATGCAGGTGGATATGGCCGCTTCCCACGGCGCGGTGCGCGTCGAGGAAGAGAAAGTCGTCGCCATCGACTTCGTCATCTAACGCATCGCATCGATCAAGGAGAACACCATGGCTGAAGTCAATAGCGTTCAGGCGCAGAAAGTGGCGGACCGCAAGAAGTTGATGCCCGCTGAATCCCACGGCCGCCAGCGCGTGCTGGTTGCTACCCTCCCGGCGGTCCATGCCGCCTATGCCGTGAATGACACCATCCTGCTCGGCACGGTGCCGGTCAATTCGCGGTTTCTGACGGGCGCCGTGGCGTCGGTTGGCGGAGCCGGCACTGCCAGTTCGGTTGTGGGCATCGGTATCCGCAACGCCAAGACGCAGGTTGTTATCGATGCCGACGGCGTGGCCGATGGCGTGGACATTTCGGCGGCCGGGAAGATCGCGGCCGACACCGGCGTACTGGTGGCCGCCGCTGCCGACTACATCACGCCGGCTGATGTCGAGGTTTACGCGACGGTCCTGGGGGCTGTGCTGGCTGCCAACCAGCAGATCCGCTTCGAAATTCCGTACGTCACGGACTGATCGTAACGGTGGTCATCCTCCCTGGTTTCCAGGTGGAAGTTGCCGGGGGCTAGTCCCCCGGTTTTTTATTTCAGGTGTCGAAATGCCAACAGCCAGTGCCGTCTCCATTTGCTCCAACGCCCTGCAGCGGCTGGGCTCAGACCCTATCAGCAGCTTTGAGGACGGCACAAAATTCGCCGGCCTGTGCGGCAATGTCTGGCCCACGGTGCGCGATGAACTTCTTGGTGCGCACAGTTGGAATTGCTGTGTCAAGCGCGTGCAGCTTTCGCCGCTATCTCAGCCGCCCGAGTTCGACTATCCCTATCAGTTCCAGCTTCCCAGCGACTGGATGAAGACCCTCCAGGTGGGCAAGCGGGGCTACGTGATGGACTACACCATGGAGGGGCGCCGGATCCTGGCTCACGTCAACCTGCTGCCTCTGAAATACGTCTGGCGCAATGACGTGCCCGCCAGTTGGGACGATTCGATGGTGCTGGCTGCTGAATTGAAGATGACGGCGGCGATAGCCTACGCCGTGACGGCATCTACCACGTTGCGCGACAGCTATGCGGGCGAGGCTGAAATGGCACTCAAGAAAGCCAAGACCAAAGACGGGCAGGACGTGCCCCCCGATGAGATGGGCGGCTACCCCACGTACGAAGCACGATTTGGCGGGGGGCTGTAATGCCGAAGCTCGACAGCATCCAAACCAATTTCACGGCCGGTGAGCTATCTCCGAAGGTGCGCGGCCGAGTTGATATATCCCGCTACCAGAACGGCGCAGAGATTCTGGAAAACGTGGTGGTAGACATTTACGGCGGCGTGTCGCGAGCGCCAGGCACCGCATATGTGGCGCCCACGGCGCACGCTGACAGGCAGAGCCGCCTTATCCCATTCACCTTCAACCGATCGTCCGCCTACGCTCTGGAGTTCGGTCACCAACTGATGCGCGTCTTCAAGGCTGGCGCGGGTCAGGTGTTGGTGGGCGGGACTCCCTATCAGATCACCACCCCCTACACAGACGTGCAAGTCCAGGAACTGCGGTTTGCACAGGTGGCCGACACAATCTTTATCGCGCATCCAGCACACCCGATCCACATCGTGCGTCGGCTTGCGGACGATAGCTGGGTCATCACGCCAGCGCCGTTCTCGGTCCTGCCTTTTGCCGAAACCGGCCACGTATTCCCTGGCGTTGGCCTGGTGCTGAGCCTGACCACGGTTGGCACGGGGCGAACGGCAACTGCGTCTACGACCGGCGCTTTCATGCCGGCTGACGTAGGACGCCGCATCACCTACCTGACCGGCGTGGCCATCGTCACGCAGTACCTAACGTCGCAACAGGTCGAAATCGAGATCACGAGCCCGTTCTCTGCGCTCGGAGTCCCCGCTGGGCAATGGGTTTTGGAAGACTCGCCACAGGCAATTCTGACTCCCTCCGCAAAGGGAACGGTGGGCCAGTCGATCACCATGACCCTGGACATCCAAGGATGGCGCGCTACGGCGGACGTTGGTCGATTCGTGAAGGTAAATCGCGGGCTGGTGCAGATCACCGGAGTAACGAGTCCGACCGTAGCCACGGGTGTTGTCAAGGCTGACATGGATTCCAATGTGGCGGCTCAACCAGGATCATGGATCATCCAAGCGGCCGCCTGGGGTGGAGTCAATGGATACCCGACAGCGGTCACGTTCAACGAGCAGCGTTTGGTAGCCGGCGGCACCACCAAGTACCCGAATGGGATTTGGGGCAGCCGAACAGGCCTTTATTTGGACTTTACCAGCGGCGACCAGGACACCGATTCCTACTTCTATGCTCTGGACGGAGAGGGAAATTCGATCGAGCATCTGGCCTCAGTGCGTGCGTTGATGGTACTGACGCTTGGTGGGGAATGGACGATGCTGGGTGGCGTCGAAAAGCCCTTGACCCCGACCAACGTGCGAGCAAAGGACGGGTCGGTGTACGGCACCGCGGCTGCACGTCCCCTTAGAGTGGGCGACGAACTTCTGTTCGTGCAGCGCTCCGCCCGAAAAGTGCGCGCAATGGGCTACAGCCTGGAGCGTGATTCGTACTCTGCACCCAACCTGACAACGCTGGCCGAGCACATTACCGAATCGGGTGTGAAGGAAATGACATTCCAGCAGGAACCTGCGTCGCTAGTCTGGGGTGTGCTGAACAGCGGTCGAATGGTGTCGTTGACCATTGACCGGGACGAGGGTGTTACGGCCTGGTGCCAGCATGGCACGGACGGTTTCTATGAATCGGTGTGCAGCGTTCCTGCCGGCGAGGCCGATGAGGTCTGGGCAGTCGTGCGCCGGCTGGTAAATGGGCAGACGGTTCGCTACGTGGAGAAGCTGCGGACGGACTATTTCGTCCATTCGGGAATTGAAGGACACGACCCGGCCGGCTCGCAGGTGTGGGCCGGTCTGAATCACTTGGAAGGCAAGACGGTCCAGATTCGGGCGGATGGCACCAAGCAGCCCGACATGGTGGTGACGGGCGGCCAGGTCACCTTGCCGCGCGCTGCGATAGATGTGCAGATAGGCCTGAAGGTCATACCCAGAATAAAGCTGTTGCGCCCTGAGGTGCAGACTCAAACCGGCACGGCCCAAGCCAGCCAGATGCGCACACACAAGATCTCCATCCTTTTCCTCGACACAGTGGGCGTGAAGATCAACGGCCAGCAGCGAGCCACACGCAGATTTGGCCCAGGAATCCTGGACAAGCCGCCAGCGCCGCTTTCCGGTTGGGATGCTGTGGGTGAACTGGGCTGGGACACCGGCGAGTCGCCTATCGAGATTACCCAGGATTCCCCGATGCCTTTTCACATTCTGGCGGTAGTCCGCCACTGGACGACAAACTCATGATTCGCGTCGCAACCCTTCAAGACGTGCCCGCGGTAGTTGCGCTTGCCCAAGCATTTCACCGCGAAAGCGCTTACCGGAACACGGAGTTCCTACCCAGCAAAGTCACCGACTTATTCAGCGGGCTTTTGGATGAGCCGCGGGGAACGCTGCTCGTCGCGGAAGAGGGCGGGGTGCTGATTGGCTTCTTGTCTGGCGGCATCGGCCAAGACTATTTCGGCGATGGCCTATTCGCATTTGAGCACGGCGTCTATGTGGTGCCAGAGCGGCGTGGCGGCATGGCCGGCCCGCGCTTGGTGCAGGCATTTCTAAGCTGGGCAGAAGGCCTGGGAGTTCCGCGCAAGCACATGGCTATCAGCACTGGCATTGCGACTGAGCGGACTGGCGCGCTTTATCAGCATCTGGGCGGCGAGAACACCGGCGCCCTCTATTCTTGGGGCTGTGATATGGCTTGGGCACCACTTGTTGCGATGGGCGTGTCTGCGGTGGGCGGAATCATGTCCGCGAAGGGTCAGCAGGACGCCGGACAAGCCTCTCAAGAGGCCGACTATGAGCAGGCACAGCAGATGAACGTCGAGGCCGCCCAGGTGCGGCAGGCGGCCAAGGAGCAGGCGGAGAAGATCCGCAAGGCTGGTCGCACGGTTCAATCTCAGGCACGCGCCGCCTATGGCGCATCTGGCGTATCGGTGGACGTTGGAACACCGGTTGAAGTTGGCGAACAAATCGAGCAGGACGCCGAAAGCGATGCCTATGCGGCAATCCTGTCTGGACGCCGGCAGGCTAAGAATCTTGATTATCAGGCCGACATGACCCGGCGCCACGGGTCGTCAGCAGCAGCTGCGGGCAACACGGCGGCCACTGCCTCCTTGCTATCTACCGCGGGGAACGTTTATGGGCAGTGGCGAAAGGGGAGTGCGTAATGAGGATTCCAACTGGAGATTTCGGTAATGCGGTAGCGCGCCCGGCGTCAGCGCCGCAGGTGGGCCCGGGCTCGTTCGGCGGGCAGGAAGCCGCTGCACAGGTGCAGATGGGCCAGGCTGTGCAGCAGGTCGGTAACGAGTTGGCGGCGCGGCAGCAAGACCTGAACCGCATTAAGTCCATCCGCACCATGGCCGAGGCCAAAAACAGCCTCTATACCCTGGAAGACGAGATCACCCAGGGAATCAGCAAGGGTGATATCGATCCCGCCGAAGCACAGAAGATCTGGGGCGAACGATCCCCCAAGCTGGTTAGCGACCGCCTGGCAAGTATCGGCGCCGAACATCGCGAGCTGATCAATGCGCAACTGACGGACACGTCTAACGCGCTGGCCGGCCGAGTGCGCGACGCGGCGACCAAGCGCACGCAGCAGAATATTGGCGGGGAGTTGACCGCTTTGGGAGGGGAACTTGAGCGCGAGGCCGTGCGCGACCGTGCTGGTGCCAATGCCAAGTACGAGGCGAGCGTGCGAGGCATGGGCCCGCAGGCAGGAATGACACCGGCGCAGATCGAAACGGCGGTTCTGCGGTTTAAGGAAAGCAGCGCCAACACGGTGGCGTACACGGCGCTGAACGCCGCTCGCAACAGCGGTCAGGCATTGGGTGAATTTGAGAAGCGTCTAACGTCGGACGAGTTCGCCGACCTGGACCCCCAGCGGCGCGCGGTGCTGCTGAACACCACGGCAGGCTACAAGACGGCGCTGGAGCAGCGCGCGTTGGCGCAGGCGCAGCGCGCTGAAATCCAGGCGGCAAAGCGCGACCGGCAGGCGGCTGGGGTCTATACCCAGGCCGTTACCTTGGCGACTGAAGGCAAGAAGCTGGATCCCAATTGGATTGCCGGAGCAGCCCAGCAAGTCGCGGGCACTCCGTATGAGGCGGGATTCAAGGCCGCGGTTGAGCAAGCGCCAGCCGGCACGGCGTTCGCCATGCAGCCGCTGCGCGACCAGCGCGAAATGCTGGATGGGCTGCTGGCCGAAGGTAACAAAATCGGGTGGACTCCCACCCGTCAGGACCAGTACGACAAAGCGCAAAAGTCCTATGAGACGTCCCAACGCGAATACAAGGAAGATCCCCTGCGCGCCGCTGTCGATCGGAACGTGCTGCCCGAGCTGGCGCCGCTGGATGTGTCTGGCGGCATTGCCGGGATCACGCAGGGGGTGCAAGCCCGGCTTGAGCAGGCCAAGCAGGTCGAGGTCGTGGCGGGGCGCCCGGTGTCGCCGTTCACGTCGGACGAAGCTGTGCAGGTCGCTACGTTGTTCAACGGGATGCCCACTGACCAGCGTGCCACCACTCTCGCAAATCTATCGAAGACTGTAGGACCGCGCACCATGTCGGCCATCGCCGCCCAGTTGGACAACAAGGATCGCAGCTTGGCCCTGGCTGCGGCATTGGGCGACCAGCAGCGCCCGAATGGCGGCCTGGTTTCCGAGCAGATCCTTCGCGGCGAACAGGCCATGAAGGACAAGCGCGTGCCCGATGCTGATGTGACTCGCTGGCGCACCGAGATTGCCGCCGAGGTGCGCGGCGTCTTCGCCACCCCGGAAATGGAAGACGCGGTAATCGACGCCGCCGTGCGCGTGCGCGCGGATGCCGACGTCCGGCGCGCGGGCCGCAGCATTCGCAATGCCATCGATACCGTCTCGGGGAGCATTGTGGATTTCAACGGCGGCAAGATTCCCCTTCCGCTGGGCATGACCGAGAGCCAATTCGAGCGCGGTCTGGTGGCGCTAACCCCGGACAGCTTCACCGACCAGGCGCCGGATGGAAACGTCTTCGTCGCGGGCAAGGCGGTACCCGTTGCGGATTTCGTCAAGGATCTGCCTAACGCGGTCCTGCGTCACGCAGGCCAGGGAATCTACACGGTGTCGTCCGGCACGGGATTTGTATTGAATCAAGCCGGTCAACCGGTGATCGTGAGGATCAACAATGGCACTCGATGACGCGTTTCAAGGCCAGATCAACGAAGCGATCCGCAATCGGGCGCAGGTACCTCCTATAGCCCCTGGCCCCGAACGGGGCTTCAGTCTTTGGGGATTGGCGAAAGCTGCGCCTATGGGTGTAGCAGCGGGCGTTACGGACTCTGGCGCGTTCCTGTCCGACACCGTTGGGGCCTTCGGGTCGGCCATGGCATCCACCGGCAGCACCGGCGTACTGCCATTCGCCGAGACGGAAGAGCAGCGAGTATGGCGTGAGCAGGGCACCGGCGCGGCTAAGAAGGCGCTGGACGACGGCACGGCATTCAGTAGCGACACCGGTGACACCTTGCGCGACGCCAGCCGCTGGCTGGGGCCGAATCCGCAGACCGCCAGCACGGCGGAACAGATGGTGTTCGGGTTCACCAAGACCATCACCAAGGCCGTCGGCTACACGGTCGCCACCGGCAACCCGCTGACGGGCGCAGCGCTGACTGGTGCGGATGAGGGCGTCACGGCGGCTGATGAGCTGCGTCGACAGGGTGTCGACCTTGCCACCCGCACGGGCGTGGGCGCGGTCACCGGCCTGGCAACGGGCGTGGGCGTGGCTCTGCCGGTCGCGGGCCAGACGATTGGCGGCACGATTGGCTATGCGGCGGCCGGCGGCCCGGGCCTTTTCATCGCACAGCAGCAGATGACGCGCGACATTCTGAACAACGCCGACTACAGCAACCTGGCCGACCAGTACAACCCGTTCGATCCCGTTGGCCTGGCCGTTTCCGCCCTGGTGCCAGCAGCTTTCGGTGCCTGGGCGCTGCGAGGGCGCACGCGGGCAGCGGCAAGGGAAGGGCAGGCGGCACCGGCGCAAGCCGCCGAAGCAGCAGAAGCGCCGCGCGGCCCGGTGGCGCAGGAGCTGGTCGACGCGGCGCGCGTGCAGCGCGTGCGCGAGGTGGTCGATTCCTGGAACTTGGCCGACCCGTCCGACGTGCGCGCCGCCAATGACGCCATGATGTCGGTCATGCGCGCGTCGTCGCAGATGGCCGACGGCCTGCCGGTTTATGTGGCGGACCAGTTCCCCATGAAGGAAGCCTACGCGGCCCGAGCCCTGGAAACGATGGTGGCCCGGTCGGAAGCCGCCCGTGCCGAGCTGCTGCCCCAGGCGGAAGCGCTGGCGGAGCCTGGCGCCATCCGTGCGCTGCGCGCCGAGGTGCAGACCTTGGCACAGGCGCGCCGCGCGTCTGGCGACGACGCCGAACTGCGCGCACTGGCCGACCAGATCCGCGCCAACGAGCCGCGCACCGGCGCTCGCGCTGCGCTGAACCGCGCGCGCAAGGAGCTGGACGCGCGCGCAGAAGAGACGGACGCGCGCATTGCCGCCCTGGAAGCGCAGATCGACGCCAACGCGGATGCCATGACCGCGCGCCAGGCGCTGGCAGTGCTGGATGAGCGCATCGAGCAGATGCGTGCCGAGCGTGCCAGCATTGATGCGCCAGCCACGGCGATGAGGCCCGTTGCTGCTGGCGTGCGCGAGGCGGCCCGAGCTGCTGAATCACCGTTCCAGATCCCGGAGCGTGGGCGGCAAGCTGCGGCCGAGCGGGCGGACAACGGCGGCGCACTGCCCGGCGCGCCGGCTTTCGCCTCCGGTACCGACCTGGTCACGCCCACCGTCGCGCGCGCCGACGTAGACCCCATCGCGCCGCCCGCCAAGCTGCCCGCCACCACGGCAGAGGTCACGAACGAGGCCTATGTGTCGGGCCGCCTGGCTGAGATTGAGGCCACCAATCCCGACATGCTGGTGCGCATGGATGGGGACGCCGAAGACGTGCCCATCACCGAAGCCATCCGCCGCCTGAACGAACAACTTGCGCAGGATGACGCGGACGCCGGCTTGCTGGCCGTGGCCGCCAACTGCTTCCTAAGCGCCGCATAAGGAAACGACATGCTCAAGAAATGTATTGACCAGGTGAACGCGGCTGCCGGCCGCACGCTCAGCCAGGCGAAAATCGCCGCCATCGATGACCGGCTAACTGGCACCGCCCAGACGATGGCCCGGCAAGACCGCGCGGCGTGGCTGGCCTTGACGCCCGCCCAGCGCACCCTGGCCGCCGCCGAGCGTGCCATGCAGGACGCCAAGGCAGAGGCCCGGCTAAAGCTTCAGCGCCAGCAGATGCAACTGGTCAAGCGGGCCGACGTGGATGGCGAGATCGCCGGCATCCAAGACCTATTCAACGACAGCCGGTCGCGCGCGTTGGTTCGCCACATGGAACAGACCGATTCCTACATCAAGGGCGTCAAGGATCAGTATTGGTCCCAGCTTCGCAGCCTGTTCGACGCGGCGACGTCCACCAACGGGGTTTCGGCCGGGCGCCGTGCGCTGCAATTCCTGTTCGACGTCGAAAACCCGCAGATGACGCGCGACCTTGCTGCCGAAGTGTTTGCGCGCGGCGAAGGACGGACGGGCAACAAGCTGGCGGTCGAAGCGGCCAAGGCCTGGGATACGACCATCGAGACGATGCGCCAGCGCTTCAACAACGCAGGCGGCGACATCGGTCGGCTGGAATACGGCTATGTGCCGCAGGCGAGCGACCAGGGGCGCGTGCTGGCCGCGGGACAGGATGCTTGGGTGCAGAAGACCATGCCGAAGCTGGACCGCAACCGGTACGTGCGCCCGGACGGACGCCAGATGGACGACGCGGAAATGACTGCTTTCCTCCGCGCCACTTGGGAAACGCTGTCTTCTGGCGGGCTGAACAAGCTGGAGCCGGGCGGCTTTCGCGGCACCGGGTCACGCGCCAACCGCGGCAGCCAGGCCCGGCAGCTTCATTGGCGCGACGGGCAGGCCTACGTCGAATACATGGGCGAGTTCGGCCAAGGCAGTATGTACGACGCCATGAACAGCCATATCTCCGGTCTGGCCCGCGACATCGCACTGGTCGAGCGTTACGGGCCGAACCCTGCCCACCAGTTCCGCGTCCAGGCCGACATTGCCGAGAAGGAGGACGGCGGCATCAAGCGGTCATTCATCAATCAGCCCGAAGCCTATTTCGACGTTCTGACGGGGAACGCCGGCGCAGTACAGAACGCAAGCCTTGCGCGCGTCGCGGCGGACATGCGGAACCTGAACGTCGCTTCCAAGCTGGGCCGGGCCGTCTGGGCGGCCATCTCGGATATCCCGACCTACATGGTGACGTCGGGCTACAACAAGCTGCCTTACTGGCAGGCGCTGAAGAACATCGGTGGCCAGTTCAGCGGTGAAACGCGCGAGTTTCTGACCGCGCACGGCCTGATTGCTGAATCCCTGGTGTCGGACCTGAACCGGTTTTCCGGCGACCATATCCGCAACAACTGGTCGGGCAAGGTCGCCAACAGCGTGATGAAGCTGTCCTTGATGAACGCCTGGACGGACAGCATGCGCCGCGCCTTCCAGATGACCATGATGGGCGGCCTGGGCAAGATGGCCGGCAAAGAGTGGGGCGCACTGACCGAATGGGACCGCTCGCACCTGGCGCGCAAAGGCATCACCGAGGACGATTGGACGGTCATCAGCCAGGTGCAGCCGACCGAGTACCGCGGACAGAAGTACCTGACGCCGGAATCCATCATGGCCACGGGCGCCGACAATGCACCGCAGCTGGTATCAAAGGTGTTGGGCCTGATCCGCGACGAATCAGAATATGCGGTGATCAACCCCGACCTGGCCACGCGCGCGGCGCAGACCTGGGGTGGCCAGCAGGCGGGCACCATTGGCGGCGAGCTGGCGCGCTCCGTCATGCAGTTCAAGAGCTTTCCGATGGCTATGATTTCCCGGCACTACCGCCGCATGATCGACGCGCCGCGAGGTCTGGACGGCGCGCCGGCGGCGGCCAACCGGCTGGCCTACGGCACCGCCATCATGCTGGGCACCACCATCGCGGGCGGCATCGCCTTCCAGATCAAGGAAATGCTCTCTGGCCGCGACCCTGTGGCATTGAACAGCGGACGGTTCTGGTCTGAAGCGCTGTTGCAGGGAGGTGGGCTGTCCATCGTGGGCGATATGCTCTTTCAGGATCCCCGCGAGACGCCTGGAGGCTTTGCCGCATCCGTGGGCGGCACGGTGCTGGGCCCGTCTGCCGGCACGATGTTTGATGTCGTGGGCCTGGGCGTCGAGAACGCATGGCGCGCGGCCAGCGGCGATGATCTGAACCTGGGCGCCGGCGCGGCGCGCACGGTACGCGGCACGCTGCCGTATCAAAACCTTTGGTGGCTGTCAGGCGCGATCGACCACACCTTCTTTCACGCCTTGCAAGAAAACCTCAGTCCGGGATACTTGAGCCGAGTGGAGCGCCGCGCGTCGCGCCAACACGATCAGGATTACTGGTGGCAGCTTGGGCCAGGCCTGCCGGAGCGCGGCCCCGACCTTTCCCGTGCCTGGAGTCGCTGATGCGCCAAGATCAATTCGAACGCCTGACCGAATACGCCGAGAAGCTGATTGACGTGCTGGTGCAGGAGATGGACCCGGAAAACTGGCCTGGCCACGGCGTCGACCCGAACAAGATGGACGCCCAAACCCGTGGTGATCGGTTCTGGGCAAAGAAAAACCCCATCGCCACCGTCACCCTGGCCATGAAGCTTAATAGCCTTATCGACCTGACGCGGCGCCAGACGGCCGATCCCCTGGGCGGGGCGATTGCGGTGGGCGACCATGCCGATCCTGATGACGGCATGGACGGCGAGGTCAAACGTGCCGAGAAGGAAGCCGCCAAGTTTCTGGCGAAGGTCCAGAAGGCGGCCGGCGCTGCGCAATGAAGCGAAAGATATCCTTCCTGGCCTTCTTCCTGATGTGGGCGAAGGTCCAGGGCTGGACCGTGCCGGACCTGCACGTCCGCATCTGCCACTGGCTGGGGACCTGCGATTCCCCGGTGCGTGTGCTTCAGGTGTTCCGGGGTGCGGCTAAGTCAACCATCTACGCCGTATACAAGGCGTGGCAGCTTTACTGCGATGGCACGTGGGTGTCACTCATCTGGGCAGCCGACGGGCCTCTGGCCAAGAAGCTGACGCGCGACACTATCAACGTGCTGCGCCGGCATCCGCTGTGCGGCGGCATGCTGCCCACCAAACCCGGCTCGCAGATGTTCTGGGTGTCCGGAGCCAACGACCCGCGCAACGCCAGCATGACCGCCGTGGGCGTAAATCAGAACGTCACCAGTGCCCGGGCGCGCGATATCGATTACGACGACGTCGAGGTGCCGAAGAACATCAAGACGGCCGACGCCCGGGAGAATCTGCGCGCCAAGATCCAGGAGGCCACCTTCATCCTGGTACCTGGCGGACAGGAAACATACATCGGCACGCCGCACACGCACGATTCCATCTATCCGGAAATGATCGCCGCCGGCGCGGCTTCGCTGACAATCCCGCTTCTGGAAGACCAGATCCGGTACGAAGACACCACGAAGCGCACCCGCTACCCGGTTCCGTTCAAGCCTGGCGCAGACGGGCTGTATGTGATGCTGGGCATCTACAAGCATGCCCGGCTGCTGGTGGAAGGGCGCGACTATCGATACGAGCGCGGCGAGGTGGTATTCGCCAAACCGCCAGGCGGCGCTGTGCTGGACATCTACGCGCGGTGCTCTTGGCCGGAACGCTTCACGCGCGCGGAAATCGAGATCCGCCGCCAGAAAACCAGAACCCTGAACTATTGGGACTCGCAGTATCAGCTACAGGCCAAGCCAATCAAAGAATCGCGCTTGGATCCCGACCGAATCAAGGCATACGCAGTACACCCGACGGTGGAGCACGCCAACAAGTCGGTGCGCATGATGCTGGGCCGCGCGCAGATCGTAAGTGCCCGGGCTTACTGGGATTGTGCCTTGGGCAAGATCCACGGCGACGTATCGGCCTTCTCTTTGATGCTGGACGACGCGGCAGGGAACACCTATTGGCATGTCTGCCAGGCACTGATCGGCGAGTTTGCCGTGTTCTCCGACCAGCGCAATACCAAAATCGTTGATGGGCAGGTCCTTCAGGCTTGCCGCCTTATTGAGCGGTTCAACATCCCCAATGTGTATGTGGAGACAAACGGCAATGGTGCCTTCGTCCCGCAACTGCTGCGCCAGGCCCTGAAGCAGGAGAGGCTGCGATGCGGCGTCACTGACATCCAGGTCGGCACGAACAAGAACGAACGCATCCTGGACGGGCTAGAAGGCCCCATAAAGTCTGGTGTCCTATGGGCCCATGAGGATGTGCTAAATGGCCCCATGTACGACCAAATGAAGGACTGGAATCCGGCCATCAAGCAGCAGCCTGACGACTATCTGGACAGCGGCGCCGGCGCAATCCTGCAAGCGCCAGTGAGGGTCGGCCTATTGGTTCGGGAAAAAGTCGGGATTCCGACCCGCCCGGAGGGCGAAGATTGGCGCCCAAGCGGGGGTGTTCACGAGGTAACCCTCGAAATGTAGCCGGCACCTCTGTCGGCGCGTGCCGCCGGAGTGAATGCCGTGACCGTCCCCAGCCAAATCCCAGTTACCGAATACATCGCCAACGGCGTTACGGTGCTGTTCCCCTTCAATTTCCTTTGTTTTTCTGCTGCCGACCTGGAGGTGATGGCCGATCTGGTGCCCGTGGATCCAGTTAATTACACAGTTGCGGGCCTGAACGTACCGACAGGGGGTAGCGTCAACTTCCTGGTGCCACCCGCCAATGGCGTAAAAATCACGATCCGCCTGAGCGTAATTCTGAGTCGCACCACTGACTATCAGACAGACGGCGATCTACTTGCCGGGGTTGTGAATCGGGACTTTGATCGACTATGGCTGGCGCAGCAGGGCAGCGCCGTCGATCTGGATAGCGCGGTCAAATTCCCGCCGGGCGAACAGGCGGGCTATCTTCCGGCGGTGGATGACCGCAAGGGCAAGGCCCTTGTGTTCAACCCCACGACAGGGGATCCCGAGCCATCGGCTGATGACTATGTCAACCAGGCGGCCAATGCGGCGGCGAGCGCCGCGGCCGCGCAGCAATCCAATCTTGATGCGCAATCCGCCGCCGCTGCGGCCACCTCAGCAGCCAGTGCGGCGCAAAACTCCGCATCCAGCGCAGCCGATTCTGCCCAGGAAGCGGCGGAAGCCCTGACCGACATTGCATCCTTCGTGACTGTCGTTCCTTCCGGAAACATCGCCAGCACCAACGTGCAGGCGGCGCTGCAGGAATTGGACGCGGAAAAGCCCCAGAAGACCGAAGCACAGTGGTTCGGAAAGGCGATCGGCGAACCGTTCTTTCTGCAGGACGACATTGTTGGTATCTCGCCGCCTCCCACGAACAGCACGGAATATCGATTCATCCGACTGACTGCGTCGGATTCATATAACACCGGCGTTCTTACAAGCGAGTCGGTTTCCGGATCCTCACCTGAAATCACCGCGACCGCAGTAATCAGCCTGTCAGGAAGTCCTATCAACGGCGCTACGGTCCAGTTGATCAATACCGAGCGCCGATTTCTCCGCGCTGGCGGCGCCGGCACCCTGCAGAACAGCGATAACAAGGCTCACACGCACGGCGGCGCCGGTGGCGCAAGCTTCATCTTTGGCAGCAATGCCGGAATCACTGCTGCGGCCAGCGGCTCAGGCGGCACGACCTGGGGCGTGGCTGCCAATACGGCCAGCTCGGGCGGCACCGAGGCGCGCTCTCGCAACATCGGCGCCACCGCCTACATGAGGATCAAATAATGCCCTACGCAGCCAATGGCCAGATCAGCCACGACCCCATTCCCGGCGGCATCGCGATCACCCCCACGCAGTACGCCGAAGCGCTCGACGGCATGCTCGACGGCAAGGTCGTCACCGTGGACGGCGGCTTCAAGGTCGCCTTCCCGCCAGCGCCCGAGCCCGAGGTGCCCACCGAACCGCCGCCGGTCACCGTGGTGTCGCGCTTCCAGGCCCTGGCCGCGCTCATGCAGGCCGGCCTGCTGGATGACGTGACCGCCTGGGCCAACGCGCCCGCCACGGATCCGCTCTACAAACTGGCGTTCGACACGGCCACAGAATTCTCCATTTCCAGCCCGACGATGACCGCCGGCGCGGCCGCGCTCGGCTGGTCCAGCGCGCAGCTGCAGGCGCTGTTTGATGCAGCGGCGGAGATCGTGGCGTGATCCCCGAACCGCCGGGCCTGGGCGAAGACGCCAAGGTGATTCTGACGGCGCTGCGCGACATGCAGGCAGAGGCCCAGCGCGACAGCGACGCCAAGCATGAGGCCAATCGCAAGGAAATGCTGGCGCTGTCCGCCGCCGTGAAGACCGCGTTTCCCGACGGTGACTTCGACGGGCACCGTCGCTACCACGAGTTGCTGATCGCACGCGAAGAGCAGCGCCAGCAGATTCGGCGCGAAGTGTTGACCCATCTACTCAAGGGCAGCACCTGGGCCATGTTGGTGGGGCTGCTATGGATGGTGTTGCGGCACGCGAAGGACTATCTCAAATGAAAATGATCCAAGACTGGCGCCGCAAGTTCCCGCGCCTATGGAGCGTGCGCCTAGCGCTGCTGGCTGCGCTGCTGTCTGCCGTGGAGGTTTGCATGAATCTGTGGCTCACCGGCAAGCCGCCGCTGATCGTGATCGGCGCCGGCCTTTTCTCCCTCTGCGCGGCCATCTCGCGCGTCATATCCCAGCCGAGGCTGAATGATGAAGACCGGAGCTAAGCGTACCTTGCAGGGAACGGTAGGGGCTGGCGCCGCGGCCATCCTGCTTTCCATCGTGCCCAAGTTCGAAGGCATGATCTTGCGCGGGTACAAAGACCCAATCGGGATCGTGAGTGCCTGCGCAGGGCACACCAAGACGGCGGTGCTGGGCAAGCCGTACACGCCAGAGGAATGCGCCGCGCTGCTAGATCAGGATCTGGTGGAGCATGCCCAAGGCGTCCTGGCCTGCACGCCGGCGCTGGCCGGCCATACCAACCAGACCGCCGCCGCCGTGAGCTTTGCCTATAACGTCGGGGTGGGTGCGTACTGCCGATCGATGACGGCGCGGCGATTCAACGCTGGAGAGTGGGCGGGCGCGTGCCGGGCCATGAACCAGGCCGACAACGGCAAGCCGCAATGGGTCTGGGCCGACGGCAAGATTCTTCCTGGACTAGTGACGCGCCGTGCTGCTGAGCGCGCGCTGTGCGAAACGGGCCTGCCGAAATGATTCCTCGTGCCGCGCTGCCTTACCTGATCGGCGCTGCTCTGGTGGTGGCGGCCGTGCTGGGCGTGGGCTGGTACGGCGCGCATAGGGAGGCTGCTGGTGTTGCCCGCACGCAATTGGAGGCTGCGGCTAATGCCCGCCAGATCGAGGCGCAGTATCGGCGCCAGGAACAGGAAATGGTGGCCGACTACACGAGCCGCCTGGAGAAAGCCCATGAAGCAACCCGCCTATCGAACGCTGAGCGCGACCTTGCTGCTGGTGCTGCTGACGGCCTGCGGGACGCCATCGCCGCCCAGCGTGCCCGAGCCGCCAAAGCTGCCGCCCGCGCCGGCCTCTCTGAGCAAGCCGCTACCCGAGCCTGGGACGTTCTCAAAGCGTGCACGGACGAATATGCAGCGCTGGCAAGAGACGCTGACGCAGCAATTGACGGATTGA